TCTTACCAGCAGAGGGACAAGCAGCCAGTACTGTTATTTCCTGACTGCTTAGACTATCTTTGACTTTGTTGATTGTTTCTGTTTGGTATGCTAATACCTTGAGATTTCTACTTTCGAACCAATTATTCATATGTTACAGTTAAATGAATCACAAAGATATATAAAATTTTACAATAAGCAAATATTTATATATTTTATCCACATTTTCCGCTACCACAATTTGTACATACCATGCACCCCTCTTTAAATTCCAAATCTTCACTACCACACTCAGGACAAATTCCTTTTATTTTTTCACCATCTTTGATATATTTTTTTATTGTGCGTGCAACACCATTCTTCCAAGTGTTAATATAGTCTTCTTTAAAATTTAACGAATCTACCAATTCATATAATTTTATGATAGGCATTCCATGTCTCATAATACCTGAAATTAGTTTAGCATAATTCCAAAATTCTGGATTAAACGCATGATTAAGTCCAGTGTGAACTTGTTTAATTCCATTATTATCAATGTATTCAATATCGTATCTTTTTGTTTTAGTAGGTTTACCTTCCGCATCAATGCCTTCAATAATATTCTTAACCACTTCACAATCTTTAGCATTTACGGGCAAGTTACTTAATCCATTTTGGAGCACACCCGTAAAGATTTCATATGGTTTTCCATCTTTTAATCCCACAACTGCAATCCATTTTTCAAGATTATTTTGAAATCGGTGTATTTCCGCTTTTAATCTCTTAGGTCTTTTAGGTGCATGATTTTCATGAAATGTAATAATTTCTTTTTTGGATTCATCTGAAGTAAGAACACCATTACGACTACCGTCACGATAAACCGTAATTCCCTTTAATTTCATTTTCCACGCTTCCAAATAAATTTCACTGACTTTTTCGGGAGTAACGTCTTTAGGTAAATTTATAGTGGAACTAATTGAGTGTGTTACATATTTTTGAACAATTGATTGAATTTTAATTCTTTTTATCCAATCAATTTCAGAAGCAGTAGAACCAAAATACGGATTATTAATGTTAATATTGTGAACATTATTAATTTCTTTCCATTCTTTTAGTCTTGGATGCAAAACATCAAATTCTGTCCACGAATCACCCATTTCATCAACAAAATCGATTTTAACATTTTTTTCGTTTGGATTTATTTTTTTTCTTCTTTTATAACTCATCATAAATAATGGTTCAATGCCAGATGTGGTTTGTGTCAATATACTTAAACTACCTGTGGGCGCAACAGTACTTATTGAAATATTGCGTCTACCAAATTTCATCATTCTTTGATATAATTTAGGATATTCATTTTTAATCATTAGAATAAATTCTGATTTGTTTTCATATTCTGGATTAAAATCATCAAATCTTCCTCTTTGAATTGCCATGTCGATAGATGAGTCAAATTCAGCTAAAAATTTAGTTTCTGATATTTTATTTAATAGTTTCATCGCAGCATCTGAATCGTATTTTAATCCTAATGAGGCAAATACATCACCAATGCCAGTAAATCCTAAACCCGTTCTTCTACCTGCCTTTCCTTTATTGTGTAGATTTTTCCACGTTTCAATTTCTACTGATTTAATATATTCAGGTTCTGGGTCATTCTTAATCTTATTTATAATTTTTTCAACTGCCAATAATTCCAGATCAACCAAATCATCAATTAATCTTTGTGCTTCATATGATATTTCATATAATTTTTTAAAATCAAATTCAGCTTGCTTAGTAAATGGGTTTAGTACACAGCCAAAATAATTAACAATCATTAATCTACAACTATCATCATTCATTGCGATTTCTGAACAGGGATTAGTACTAATATTAGTCCAATTAGGATATATTGACGATGTTGAATATAAGTGCTGACGATCTTTGAAGATTAAACCCGGTTCGGCACATTGATGTGCAGATTTTATTATTTCATTCCATAAGTCAATTGCGTTAATTTCTTTGGTTATTAAAGCATCTTCAATATTTGAATCAACAGGAAATCTTAGAATATATTTATCATTTTTTATGACTGCTTCCATAAAATCATCTCTGAGCATAACAGATATGTTTGAACCAGTTACTTTTTTTAAATCTCTTTTTATTTTAACGAAATCAAAAATGTCTGGATGCCTTACATCTATACTGGTCATAAGTGCTCCACGCCTACCCGATTGTCCTACTTCTCTCGTGGTATTTGAAAATCTTTCCATAAAAGATATTGCACCAGTTGTTGACCCAGCAGCATTTGTTACTTTAGTATCTTTTGGTCTTAACGTACTTATATCACAACCTGCTCCACAACGTCTTTTAAAAAGTTGTGCTAATTGTTGATCGGCAAACATTATGCCACCGTAACTATCAAAAATTTTTGGTATAACAACACAATTAGATAATGAACCAATGATATTATTATTTCCCAATATATTCATAATTGAACCTTGCGGGGATATATATTTAAAATTTTTAAAATAATTAAATATTCTTTCTTCAGTTAAGGCATTTCTTTTTTTACCATATTCAGATAAATTTTCATTGGCGTTATTGTTATATGTTTTTTCAATTGAAAAAAATTCTTTTGCAAGACGATGATGCATATCGTCTGGTGTTAACTCAAGATAATTCCCGTCAATATTTTTTAGCGCATATTTAGATATCCACACATTTGTTGCAAGAAAATCACCATTAAAATAATTTAAGGTTGATTTTTTTAATTCTTCAATTGTATATTTCATGTTTTATTTTATATTTGCCCCGTTTTTTACCCATACGAGATTTGCTTATATTATTTTTTGTTTCTTCCGTTACTATTTTATTTCTAAGTTTTTCTTTTGTTTCTTCTGAACATTTATGATTCAAATGCGAAATTCTTTGCTTTTCTTTGGTTTCATCGGTTGCTTTTTTATTTCTATTACCATTTCCAATTTTATTTTTTGTTTCTTCTGAGCGATGTTTTCCAAAATTGGGATGGTTTTCACCTGACATTAAAATACTCATTTCTTTTTTACGTTCCTCCGAATATTTCTTACCTTTATTCCAAGGTATTTTACCCTTGCGAGATTCACTTAAATTTTTAAGTGAATCAACAGGCATTTTTTTATTCTTATTGTAAGAAGGCTTACCAAAATTTGGATGATTTTCACCACTTAATGAGTTACTTATTTTTTTCTTTGTATCCTCAGATACTCCGTTTTTAACGTTTTCACCACCTTTAGGACTTATATTATATCCATTTGGATTTAATGTATTGTATAGTACAATGTATTTTTCTTGATTATCAAACGCTTCTTTTTTGGATTTAAAATTTTCCAGTACCACCCTTTTAAAATTTTCTTTACCGTATTTTTTTATTGCATTTTTAAGCATAATACCCCCACCGATATAATTTTTTGTAGCATTACAATTCATATCATTAGTTGAATGTTCTCCCACATATTGTTTTTTATTTAATAAATTGGTTGTTAAATAAACAAAATTAAAATTTTTTTCTTTAAATAGATCATCATTCTTAAAATATTGTAATGTTGATTTTTCGACTTCTTGTTTGGAATAACTTTTTAGGATTTTATCTGTCATAGGAATAATAATTTTTTATAAAATTTATGATTGCAAATATATTGATAAGCTTTCATAAATACAAGGGTTTGCTCAAATATAATGAAAAATAATCAAATAAATTTTAAGTTATTCTCTCTTAAACTTTTAAAGAAAAAAGGTGCTAAAAAATAGCACCTTTTGAGAAACGAATTTAATATAAAAACAGAAATTATTTCTTGTCTTTTGGGTCAAGAACTACTGTATTTGAACCACTATTATTACTAACGGTAAAATTTCCACCAGCAATACCTGTTGTAGTAATGCTACCAGTCAAATTTTGCGGGTCATTTTTATCATCTTCTGGTTCGTTATCAGCAATCAATGATTTTGATTTCTTCTTGAAATCACCACTGTCTGCACTCATACCTCTATAAGAAGTAGAAACACAATTAAGTGTTTGTGACATGTGATGTACACCTTGTGGAGTAGCACCATATGTAATAGTATTTCCACCACTTATTCCAAAGCCAATACCAACAGCAAATGCGTCTTGATTAGCTGCAAGATATAAGAAGTTCCAATCTTTTGCTTCACATTCTCTGATAAGTTTAACGATTTGTTTTCTACCTTCGTCACCTTTGTATTCTTCACTTGCATTTTCATAACCGTCAGTTACAATACAAACAAGTACTTTTGAAGGTGCTTCATCACCAAGTTTAGCGAGTTTTCCTTTTTCTGTTTTAATTGTTTTACCAATAGCATCATACAATGCTGTCATACCTCTTGCATACCAAACATTATTAGTGAGCAATTCAGCTTTTTTGATATCAACATTATCATAAAGAATTTGATATTGATCATCAAATAAAACAACTGTAATAGTTGCTTTATCTGGAAGTGCTTTTTGTTTTCCAAGAAATTCGTTGAATCCGCTAATAGAAGCGTTAATAATACTACCCATTGAACCACTACGGTCAAGGATACAAATGATGTGTGTTTTTTCGTTAGTAGGAACAATTGTTTCTTCAATAACGGTTGTGACAGTTGTCGTTGTCACTTTTTTCTTTTTATCTGCCATTTTTAATATAATTAAATAAAAATTATTTTCAGTAAATATAACATCTTTTAATTAAAAATGCAAGACAATTTTTATTTAGACTAAATAAAAATTATAAGTGATTGAAATTCAATTATAAAATTATTTCTTTATATTATAATATTTTTTCCAATCAATCATAATATTAGTTAGATTATATTTCATTAAAACATTAACATCGATTAAATTATTATGTGCCATTCTATGACAATTTGGACATAATGCTATTAAATTAAAATGTTCATTACTGCCATTCTTTTTTTTGGGAATAATGTGATGTAAATCTAATGATGATTTATTCCATCCACATATAGGACATTCAGCATTTGCACGTTTTAATATTTTACATACGGTTCTTTTTGATAATTCAATAATTGATGTAACTTTATTAATATTAATGAATTTTGTTTTTCGTCTACAATTATTACAATGTTCAGGTCTACCGATTCTAATTTTTTTCGTAGTAATAAATGGTTCATTACATTTTTTACATACATAATTATATTCCAATTTAATACTATTGGGTAAATTTTTTAATTTTAAACTAACTTTTTCATTAATATCATTACGATTTATTTTTGTAGAATATGCTCTGGCACATTTTTTTGAGCAAAAATCACCATTAGTATATTTACTATATTTAATGGCTTCATTAGTATTACAATTTTTACAGATTTTCATATTTAAGTATATTTAAATATAAATACGTTGAAAAATTGATTTGAACTAAAAAGGACTGTAATTATTTTTACAGTCCCTTGTGCATCCGACAGGATTTGAACCTGTGTAAGTCCGCTTAAGAGGCGGGAACATAACCACTTTGTTACGGATGCATGTTGTGGGGGTAGTAGGCATCGAACCTACTATGTGGGCTTTTACAGAGCTGGTGTCTCCAAAGACTTACCCCCAAATTTGACAGAAGGAAAGGATTCGAACCTTTCAAACCCAACACATACCGTTATTAACTGTAATTTATGCGTGGTAACGTTCCATTTTGTTTACTTCTGTTTGTGATCGCAGTGGGACTCGAACCCACAACGGCATAAAGCACCCTTCTCATTAAAAGTGAGAAGCTCCACCAATTGAGCTATACGATCAACAATAATATTAGTTTCAAAGAACTTGTACTCATTTTTTATAGAACATCGTTTTTTAAACGTTTTTCACGGGTAATAAACGTTTTTCATAAAATATGTCTTTTTATACCTATTTTTCATAATCTAAGCGTTTTTATGCAACAATATGCGTTTTTATGCATAACAAAAAACCCGACTCTCAGGGAATCGGGTTACTAATATTTGTATTAAAAGGCAATCATTAATTTTTACCTTTGGACACAGTATTCCCGATTCCTATAAACTGTTTTTTATAAGATTTTTTTCCGTAATAATATGTTCCAAAAGTTCTCATTGTTTTATTCTTTAACTATTTCATTAATATTTCAGATCACAAATGTATAGTATAAATACGACATATGCAAATAAAATTGTAATTATTTTTATTTATCATAGCCAAATGTTCTCTTGGGATTACTCCAAAACTTCGCAGCTAATTGACTATGAGGAACATCGGGACGTAATTTTTCTTTTGTTAATTCTTCAATCCATTTATACATATTGCTTGCAATACCCAATCTTCTCTTATCTGGTCTTACATCTACACTTGCTTTTAATATGTCTGTTTCTTTTGCTTTACCATATGATGCATTTCCAACCTCAGTTCCATCAGTATTATCGAATGCTTTTATCTCATTCCAAATAAACCAATCATCACCATATGTGCTAACAAAATTAACATATGTTATACCATTAATGGTTTTTTTATCTTGATAATCATTATAGTCGTTTAATTTTTTAGCATCATTTTTAATATAATCAATTCCAACGTCTTCATATGTTTCATGAAGTATTTTATGTACTTCTTCCTTGATTATATTAATAATGTTTTTCATGTCAATAAATTCTACTATTAATTTTCAATATTGTATTCATAATAGTTCATTAATTCATTTTCGTTATTAAAATATCGGATATTATCGTTATCAGGAGTATAATTTACCATTTCACGACCTCTAATCATTAAACCATCATATCCCAATTTAATCATTTCATCCCTAACATTTGTTTTTGTGTCAAAATCTCTTTTCGCAGCAAAATAATCATCGATACCATTTTTTTTACCATATTGCATTACTACTGTTTGTATAAAAATTTCTGCATCATTCCAAGTATTAACAATTTTGGGATGTTTTGGTATAGCACCGACAACGAAATATACTTTACCATATTTTCTTGCCAATTCTTTATTACTTAATGCTGCTGTGTACAAACCCTGACCAAAAGAAGCCATTCCATTATTTTCTTTACCCATTTCTTGAATGCCTCTAATGGTTACGTTTTGTCGTTTCCACTTTAAGTAATTGACGTGATTATATTCTTCTTTTATTATGTTGATAATATCTTGCATATCAATAAATACTGTTATTTATTTTCCTCAACTAATTGAATTACCCAGAAGTCTGCTGCTGCACTTGGTGTAGTGATGTACCAATAAGGAAGATAAAAATATCCTTTTATTCCCCAACTTGTACCCCAACTATTTTTTACAATAAGACATTGTTTACTATCATCGTAACCAACTGCTTTAATTGCATGACCACCAATTGGCTTTTCAGTTGCTGTGGGAACAGTTGCCATACCTGAGTTAGCAACAGCATCTGTCATGAATGATTCATAGAGTGTAATACCAAAACTTACTACATAGCCATCTGCGAGTGCTTCTTTTACTCCTTGTAATGTATGATCGGCTATTCTCAGATATTTAATAACCTGATTTTTCATAGCTTCTCTATAACAACGTCTGCATGGTTTTGTTTTAAAATTATTTGTGTCGTATTGCCACATATCTTCAGGACATACGCCCAAATCAACCATACTCTTGATACCGTCTCTGATCATTGCGCCAGCGTCTTCATTAACTGTACCTTCCATTACTCTTTCATTATAATAAATAAAAAGTCTTGAGGGCATAAAACCTTTCATACCTTGTTTCATTTGTTCAAACTGAAAAGCAGAACCCAGAGCATTTGCGGTACAACTACCAAGATCAAGCTGGTCATATACTGGTGGACATTTTGGTCTAAGGTCTACAAGTGGTGGTAATACTCTTGGTGCTTCGGGAGCACTTACTTTGTATTTTAAGTCACGTGGGTCATGTAGATCACGCTTCCAACCAAATTTTCTCTCAGAAGATTCTGTTACTTTCGGTGCTTTTTTAAAGCGTCTTAAAAATAGATTTAGTATATTCATAGTAAATTCGTTTACCATAAATACAAAAATAAAGCGGAATATTGCTATTCCGCTTCATGATATTTACACACTATATTCGTAACCGTCTCGGAACGGCTTACTGTACACTGGTCTTACCTGTTTCCAGATAATCTCATCGTATGGTCGTTTGTCATACAATTTAAACAGTATTGCTCGGTGTTCTGATTTTCCTGCTTCCATTGCAAAACTTTTACGATCAACAATTTCATTTACATGGTAGATTCTCACAAATTCCAACAATGCCAGTCTTTCGATTTCATTGTAATCGGTTCTGATGATCTTTATTGTTCTTTTCAGCCAATTGTAAAATTCATCAGGAACTCTGTCATACAGTGCATCGAAATCGTAATTAAACATCAAGTGCTCCCAAACAACTAAGTTTGAAACATTTGTAAGTATTACGTGTAATCTGCAATACTCTTCGAATTTCATTTTCATTCTTAAACCACTTGCAAACCTTATTACGAATCCTTCTTTATTGTCTTCACCCTTCATTATAGTTTCTCGTAATTCGCCAAATGACTTCAATTCGAATTTCTTTACGACAGCAAATTGTTTTGAATATGCGTCTTTTACTGTATCGTAAGGTATTTCTTCTCCTGATGTGGTGTTAATAACTGCAAGCAACACTAAATCATACATATCGCCATAATCGACTACAATTCTATTTTTCCCACCCATATTATTATTTTTTAAATTTACAATTTTCAAAATGCCATCTATTCATTAATCCTTCGCCTCCTATCTTGCCACAATGTGGACAAGTAATTTTTTTTCTTGGTATTCCCTTAGTTTTACTTGGTATTCCAGATTTTGCTTCACTTATGTTTTTTTTTGTTGCTTCTGTTTTATTTTTACCCGGATTGTTTTTCAGAAAATAATCTCGTCTTGCTTCTTTAAAATTATCGGTATGTGATTTACCAAACATTGGATTATTTTCACCTAACACCTTTAATCTTTGGGATTCCTTAAATTCATTAGTTCTTTTTTTACCAGTATTTTTTGATATTATTTTATCTGTTATTTGCTTTGCTTTTTCCGCACCATATATTTCAATTCTCGTTTTTCCAAAAAAATGACTTCTTATTTTGTCTCTCACATCAATAGATGGGTTGTTTAATCCATCACCACCATCAGTCAAATTAACCAATAAACCAAGACCTAAATCACGTCTGCCAAATTTTTTAATATATTCAATTTCCTTTAAACATGCGTTTTTCCAAGTTAAGTTATCTTCAAGTATTTCAATAGAATAGTTTGTTTTATTTACGATGTGTTTCCAAAACAAATTTCTGCTTTTTCTTTGATATGCCCTATTATGATTTTTATCATCACCAATACCAATATAAAAAATTTCATTAGTATCATTTCTTCTGTGTTCATATACATATGCCATAATTATTCTTTAATATAAATACTTGGCATAATGAAAAACAATTCGATTTCAATAAATTATTTCAAACAGGTAAGTACATTCTTTGTTCAGTTTTTCATAATCTGTGATATTCAGCATCTTCTGTGCTTCAAGTGCTTGCTCAGATATGAATGAACCTCTTGATGCTACAAGCCATTTCATTCTTGGTTTGTAGTAGAATAAAATAATAAGTGAACCATCCATTTTTTCAAATACGTCAAATGCTTCTGACCAGTCAATTGTAGCTGGGTCAAATTCTTCGTAGTTCTTGAACTTTTCAAATGGACGTGCTATGATGTTACCTTCAGCATCAATTACCAGACCACGACAAGATAAAGTATACTCGTCCCAGAACTTCTTTGATTGAACTTTTGGGGAATAGTTAAGTATCCAGAGGTCATATTCTGGGTGCTTGTTTGCAATGATTAGGCTGTTATCAACATACTCTTGCAATATTTTCCAATCGATTTTTTCTAATGCTTTCATTTCATAAATAAATAAATAAATAGGTTCATACTTAAACTTCGTGTTTTTATCTCGTAAATTTACATTTGAAAGTGCGAGATAAAACTTCTTTGCCAATCTGAAACCTGTTTGTGCTGCAACCTGAATCGTTTTGTCTTCCAAATTAATATTGTGTTTGCCTTTTACATCGGCAATGTTTATTATCATCAAACCATCTGACTTCAAGCCATAATAACAATTTTCAAATGTCGGTCTCAGGAATCCCTCAACCCATGCTTCCTTTGTATTGAACTTCACATAACTCTGCGAAGGTTCATCTGCATATTTTTCCAAATCAAAGTATGGCGGTGAAGTAAAACATAAATCCAGCATTCCTTTTTCTGGCTGATAACATTCACTTCCACATTTAAAAATATCATACAACATATCACCAGCAAAATCTTCTGCCATATCATGCAGTCCATTAAATGTTAATTCTGAAGGTTCGGTTGCAATATATTCTTTTACTCCACCAGCAATTGCACCAAGCAATCTGCCACCCCAACCACCTGACATGTCCCAAACTACGCCATCCTTTGCAAATGTATTATAAATGCAAGCTGCTGCTGTTGGTCGGAAATTTGATACGCCTTGAACTCCTGTGTAAATCTTCAACATTTTTCTTATACCAGAGTCACTAATATACGTGCCCATCTGCAACCTTTTCCTTATGACCTTCATGAAAATTTCATCATTCATAAATGCTTCATATGGTGTCATTTTATCATTCGACTTAACATTGAATGAATGAGGAAAATATGACCACGCAAGTCCTAATCCATGCATTGATTGTTTTATTACATCGTTTTCAAACATCGTACTACGATCATATTTCATCAACTTCTCAAAATCCTTTCTTCTGGTTTCCATATCTGTTGGATAATAAGGAAAACCCGTTTCTCTATAATGAATAAAAATCTTTGTTGCGAAGTTTTCCAATTCCATTGGCAGCATGTCTCGCCAATAATTTTCATTTATATTTAAACTTTCTTTATTTTTCATTTCGTAGCGTATATTATGCCATGTTTTAATTCTGCGTTTGGAAAAACTTCCTTTACTATCTCCAGATATTCCTTCTGGGTTTTATAATGTTGATAAGTGCCCGATTTAGTCAATCCTGAGACTTTTGCGGGGTTCATATATGTTGAGCGAACAAACACATATCCACCATCTTTAAGTGCGGATTTTGCCAGATAAAGTACCGACAATTGTGTCAGGCGTGCTTCAATAACATTTAGTACATTAAAGACAGTTGCAGTATCAACACTTATTTCCGAAATCCTATTAACAACCTTTAAATTATGTACCATGCTTCTGTTATACGGGTCATAGACCAAATTTGTTACACTTTTTGCCAATAATCTTTCGGTCATCAGGTCATATTTACCACCACCAATGTCCAAATTAACACTATTTGGTTGCCAACCGAAGTACTTATCAACAATTCCAAACCCAGCAGGTACTTGCTTTATGCTTGTTTTTGCTGATCGGTCTTTAAGGATTTCCTTACTATTCATATTATTGTATTAGTTTGCAAATATATAAAAGTATTTTAAACTATCATAGAGTATTTATAGAAAATCGAGAATTTAATGAAAATATCCAGCATAATTAATGAAGAAGTAACCAACATGGTCAATGAAGTAACTCACATTGAGGATGATAGACTTAAATTCATACAAGATGCCACTGCAAACTTTGCAAATTACGAATCATTCTCTAAGGACTTTGATGTAAATGTTGAATCCGTACTACTGAGAATTCATTGGGGAGTTAACTTCTGGGTTAATAAAAGTGGCATTGCAAATTTTAATGTTGAGATTGAAGGAGTTGAAGGACAGTACGCAGTGCAAATGCTTAACAGACAAACAGATCAGGTTGAACAGGAAGTACAAAAAAACATTGCTGATATTGATTGGAACTTTCAAGTAGGTGATATTACAATCGCATATGGTGGTCATCTTTATGTTAGTGATATGGATTTCGATTTTAAAACAAATACATGTAAGGTTTCATTTTAAAAATAATATTAATTTAAAAATAAATAATTATGAAAAATCTTTGGACAAAACTTATTACTTGGTTAACAACCGTTGCAGTACCCGCACTTAAAACATGGTTTGCAAAGAACTGGATGATCGTAGCAAACTACGTCATTATATTCGCTGCATATTCAATTATATACGGCAAACAAGGTGTTGTTGGCGCAGAAGTATTGTTAGGACTTTGGTTATTTGCATCCGCAGCAATTGGTGGATACAAATGGTTTACCAAAAAGAAATAACATATTGGAAATTCAGAACCCGCTTAATAGCGGGTTTTTTGTTGCGACTACCAGAATCGAAATTTAATTTTGATGTATTTATATCAAAATTAAATTATGAAAATAAATTTTACTGAAACAGATTTTAGTGCAGCAACATCTACGACACTATTACCATGTATATGTTATAATTGTAATAATATATTTTACGTATCAAAAAAAAGTATAAAATTCGAACAATTAAATAATAGGGGTAGATTAAAGTTTTGTTCGCCAAAATGTTTACATAAATATATTACAACTGAGCAAGAATTAATTTGTAGTAATTGTGGTGTTTCTTTTAAAAAACAAATTGGAAGAATTAATAAATCTGGAAATAATTTTTGCTCAAGATCGTGTAGTGTAACTTACAATAATTGTCATAAAACTAAAGGTATTCGTAGATCAAAACTTGAAATATATCTTGAGATTGAACTAACTAAATTATATCCAGACCTTGAAATATTATTTAATAATAAAACAACAATTAATTCAGAATTGGATATTTACATTCCTTCACTTAATCTTGCTTTTGAATTAAATGGTATTTTTCATTATGAACCAATACATGGTCAAAACAAATTAAACCAAATTCAGAATAATGATGATCGTAAATTTCAGGCATGTTGGGAAAGAAAAATCGAGTTTTGTATTATAGATACATCACATCAAATATATTTCAAAGAAAATACGTCTATAAAATATTTAAAAATTATTGAATCTTTAGTTGACAAAAAATTGTCATGCAATAATCACCACGTGCAGGTAATTCAATATTAATTATCTTGCGACTACCAGAATCGAACTGGTATCTACTCCTTATGAGAGAGGCGTTCTAACCATTATACCAAGTCGCAGGGTACGCATCAAAAATTGATGCGAGTGTAAGGTAATTTTTTCCAACCCCATTCTTCAACAGTAATTTTGACACCTTTGTCCATCCACTGTTTGGGATTTTTTGTTGTGAGCTTCCATGATGGATATTTAACTCCACTATCGTCTGCATAACCACCGTAGCATTTTCTTGTGTCGTTTTCGCCACGATTGTATCTGCAATAACAGCAACGTATTTTACCTGAATGTTCGAGATAAAATTTGTATGCACGATTAAATTCACCACGGTTTGTGGTAGTTTCACTAATTTCTTTACCTTTCATTTTTCTTGTTACGCATTAGAGCGTTACAAGAAATCATATAACCAAGGTCTTTTCATGTTTGTTTTATTGTTTTTATATAAAATAATCTTTATTTTCAAATTTTGTTTTTGCATCATCCAAATACTCAATGTCATCGTTTGCAACTACAAGACCCTGAAGACCCTTAATATCATTTGCTTTCCAGAGAAAAATAGTACAATATACTATTTCATTAAGAAACTCCACAAATCCTTTATAAATACCCTCTTCTTTTGGAATCTCCTTAAAGAAAGAAAAAATATTATAACCTGCTTTGTCTTGCAGTTCCCCATGAAGATAACTAAAAGATATACGTTTCAATTCATCTTCGCCATAACCCATGAGATTTGTTCCTGTTCCGCAGACTTCTGGTACTAAGTGATAGAGACCTTCTTCTTTCATAATTAAGTTTTATTTCTTATACGATTTTTAATTAAAAAGGTTACAGTTTTTACCAAATAAATTTGGTCCTCAAGGCGGGACTTGAACCCGCACGCCTTTCGACACTGGTTTTTGAAACCAGCAAGTCTACCATTCCATCACTTGAGGTTAATTATAAATCTCGTTCCTTATAATAACGAAACTTCGCTACTTTCTTCTTTGTTACTTTGTATGCAGCAGCAACAGCGCATGCAGTTGATGAACCAAGTCCACCCTGATCATATATCTCCTGATCTGCAGTTCTTAGATCAACTTTCTTTGGAAGTTTTTTCATTTCCTTTTCTTTATTATTTTCTTAACAGCTACTCTTCTTGGGTCTACGGCTTTAAGCGGTTTACCACAGCAGTTGCTGGTTTTGTTATTATTCTTTACGTCTGCCATAATCAATTTTTTGATCTTCATTAACTCTGGTAGTTGCCATACCATCATTATGATATAATGTACCTTCTTTTTGTGCTCTGTAAATATCTTCAGGTTCAGTTATTTGGTACAGATCACCCCAACCATCTTCTTCGTAGAACCCTTCATCCAGCCAATTCCTAAATAGTAAACCCATTTTATTAAAATATTAAAGATTTTCCAAAATTATCATTTTCATTTAACATCATTTTACCTTTAACAATTAAGTCACGTTTTATTCTGTCAAGAACCAAGCAGCAAATATTGCCTTTATCTTCTCTATAATATCTAAGAAATTCTTTACGTTCTTCTCTTGAAGCCAACCGAATAATTTCTTTTGCCTCTGCGTGACAATCTTTTCGAATTTCTTTCTTGATTGCCACAATACATTCTTCGTATAATATATCAAGTGGTATTTTCATATTATTTTTATTTGTAGCGAAGATGGGAGTCGAACCCACACGGACATTACTGCCCATAGGTTTTTAAGACCTACATGTCTACCAGTTCCATCACTACGCCATTTTATCTTTTCTTGCATTTTTTCCTCTATGTGTTTCTGTTTGACTGTGACAATTAGGACATAACATTTTTAAATTTGGTAACAAGTGATTGGTTCTATTTCCGTCAACATGATCTAACTCCATTTCCAATTTTTTTCCATGCCACATACCTTTTTGTCCGCATTCCTCACAAACGTTTTTTTTGTATCCTTCCTTAATTAATCTGTTTTTTAATTTAAATGTTTGATATTCTGGATGCTTGCCTTCAAATATGATTTCTTCAATTGGTATCATCTTTGAAGGTCTTTTTCGTGTACCCTTTCCTGATTGATTTGTTTTATAACAGTTTAAAATTATTGCTCTTCGTTTAAAACTATTGAAATGTATTTTTAATTTTGCAGCAGCTTGCGCCATGCTTGTTGATGTTTTACATACAGAAATGAAATCTTTATCATTTATTCTGTCTTTAATTTGTTTTGGCATAATATTTACTTTTCAATAAATACTACACACTACGGAAAAAGATTTTTTAGTGTTTACCTGTTATCTCTGTCGTAAACATAACCACTTGAAGCATTACCCCAGAAACCGTGTCCATGTGATTGTTCCCATGATGAAATTGATGAATGATCACCAAGTGCATCAGAACTCATTCTATCTGCAAAAATTTTATCAACTCTTTTTTGATTTTTTTCTTCAAGTAAATCAGCTACGGTTTTTCCGCATATTATGCATTGACCGCCATCAGATTCAAATTTGTGTTTATGCCTTTTCATGATTCTTCAAGTATTATTCTGTTATCGAAACTACCACGATTATATTTTTTGTTTGCTTTTACTTCTTTGATCTTATCCAGATGAAAGTCATAAAATTTTGCAATTGTTTCAAGCACTTCCATAATATCTGCAAATTCATCTACACTTGGTTTCTCTTTAAACTCACTTATTTCTTCTTGAAGTTTTTCGTAAAGTTTTGTAAGAAATTCTGTATCATCTTTTGCAATGTGATATTTATAACCTGAACCTGACTTTTTAATGATTTTGAGAATCTTATCTCTAACCAGTTTATTATAAGTTGTCATGCGCTTAACAAATGTTTAAAATCACCCCCATTATATAAATCGAACGCAGTTCCCTGTCCGTACATTAATCTGAAATAATAACCTTTGAAGAACCATATATCTGTGCCAAACATGTTTTCAAGTTGTGGAACACTTATTGTGTCATAATTATGACTTATATAGTCAATAAGAAAGGATAATTTATGGTTTGGATATGGCTCATATCCATTATGATAACATTTTTCTCGCCATTCTTCACCATGTTCCAGTATTAATCTGTACATCAATGCTTCAAAGTCATTGTGTTTTAACCATTCTTCAAAACGAGCAAAACGTTTGAGTTTAAGTTCTTGCTTCTGTTTTTCTTTTTCGAAAAAAGCAATACCTTCTGGAGATTTTATGAAATCATCCAGTGCTTTTTCCATCTTTTTATAATCCAAGCTCATTTTGTTTTGTATTTTTTTTGTACTCTTTCGATTAGCTTAAAAACATAATTTTTACAAAACAATACAGTTAATTCTGCTTGCCAGTCAAGGTCTGGTAAATATTTTTCACTATACGGAATAAATGTATGTGCATAATCAACTAAAAGTTTAGTGATTTCATCTACTTTTATTTCTGCAAGAACTCTTTCTCTGGTTAATCCTCTCCAATTATCCTCTTTTATTTCATAATCATAAATGATTGTACAATCACCATGTTCACTATCACTATTGATTATATTATGTACAATTCTTCTTATCACAGGAAAAATCATTGTTTCTACTAATAATTCATCATCGTTTTTATAATAAGGTAGTGAATTAATCTCTACCTCATTAAAATGTTTTTCAACGATTTCACGAGTAGTATTCGTTAATCCTTCCAATAATCCAGTTTGTTCCCAATTTCTTTTTTCCATAACACATTTATTTGTGGAGGTATGGGGAGTCGAACCCCGTCCAAATATGTGAACAATACGTTTTCTACAAGTTTATTCAGATTTTCAAATCTAACAAAATATTAACATTTGTACGCAACTGTTATCAAACCGACCAATTTTTAACCTTCTTCGGTGGAAAGGTTCTTTGTTGTATTTGCTATTTCTTAAGCTGCTATTTCGAGTTCAACATTCTCTGAAACGAAGCTACCTCTTGTTAAAGAAGTGGGAAGGGACATAACGTCCTCTGAATTAATTGCATTTATATTCTCGAACATGTTTAAAGCGAATATTCAACCGCTACTTGCTTACTATACCATTCGGTCACACTGTCAAAACCAAATTACCCCCAATTATTTTCAATGAACATTTATTTATACCTACTTCCGATTTTAATTATTTTCTCATTAGTATTATAAATTAAATTCTCAATTTGATTTACATCAATATAATCATTTTCGTCAATCCTAATCAACCTATATTCATTTGCCATACACCATTCTTCCAAGCATTTATCTTTAACTTGTTTGTCTCTTAATTGACCTTTAATATCTTTAAAATGCCAAATTCCATCATATTCAAAACAAATCTTTAATAAATCGGAGTATAAATCTCTAACAATACCAACATCGTTATATTTTATTCTTCCCCCAGTTTTCCATTCATGTTCTGGATGTTTTGATTTAAAAAATTTACAAATTGTTCTTTCATTTTTTGATGAAAAAATTTTATTTGTACAATATGTTTTATTATCATATGAGCCATTCCTCCACGCAAGTTTTATTCTTTCACTGCTTGTCTTTCCGATCTTTTCTTTAGATTGTTTAGTATGTTTTTTACCGTAAAAAGTTGCATTTTCTTTAATAATTCCCTTATTCCACGCAGTGAAGCCAGTCATTCCCTTATTCCAAGGAATTTTACCTCCAGAATAGTTCTTATGAGTATTAAAGTTTTTGCCCTCATCAGTATGTACTCTCCACTTATGAACTTTTATGCCTTTATAACTACATACTTTACCACAGATTTCACAAACCAGATTTAATTCCATTTATTTTTAAAGAACGTTAATTAAATATGACTACCATCACTTAAAGATATTCCATGACGTAGACCCCTGATGAAATCTTCAGCAGTATTTTCCCTACTGGTATATTGTCCAAGAATCATACCAATTTCATTACCAATGTCTGAAAGATCACCACTGTCTGCTGGTTTCATTACTCCGAATGAAGTCCAAAGTCTTTCTCTTATTTCGTCAAAATTTTCCATTTCGTTTTAAAATATTTTTCAAATTCTCGTGCATCAATAAAAGTAATCTGCTCAAAACCCCTGCCTATCATTAAACCTATAAGTAAATACTTAGGCTTTTTCATTCCCATTAGAGAAAATTCTTCAAATACAAAGTTCTGTGTTTGTTTGATATCAACCAGACATTTAACCACGTAATTCTTACCTTGTTTTCTGACGAATCTTGCTGGTATTATTTGTATTTTTTCAACTTCTTTTATCATTAGCTATTTAACCATTTAATAAAACTTTCATATGCAAAGATAATCTGTTTTTTGATATCTGCAAAGAAATTCTCTACAACATTTTCATTTCTTTACTTCTTTATCTTTTCTGAAACTATATTTATCAAAACCGTGTTGAGCGATCTTATACTTATCCTGTACTTCAATTATTTCCTTTTCACCTTTTCCAAGTACACCACCTAAGAACATCGAAAGTTCTTGAAATGCTATAAAAGTATCAAATACTCTAAAAAAATCATATTCTTTTAAAAGAGGATTAACTACGAATGCAGATTTCCTGTCATTAGCCATGTATAGCCTATCATAATCACCGTCATAAACGAATACTGGTGCATTAAATTTTCTAAAAAGTTCAATTGCATTATATTTTTGAATATAATCCACACTATCAGCCATATTATGACGATATCCCTTTACATTAACGTATTTCTGCAATTCATCAAAATCATATGTGATATAAGTTTGCAAAACCGAATTAAAAGGAAATTCCAATTGTTTCTTTTCAAAATGAAGTTTCCAGCCGATATAAAGTTTACCACAGAAACCCACAATAAAACTACCGTATCTTTGATATTTAAGAACATTCTTTAATTTACCCATACGTTTCATTTCATAATGATTTGGGTCGTGAAAGGGATTATAGTCACCATATGCTTGAGTACTGCGAAATTCCTGTGGAAAATCCCGTGCATCATCAAATACTGTTGTTTCACGAACATACACAATGGTCTTATCAACACCCACTGTGCCGATAACACCATCATAATAATCTTTTCTTTTTGAAACTATATGCATAATGAGACAAAATTAGTTTTTTTATTTAATAAAAACAAGAAATATCAGAAATTAATGTTTTATCTGACTTTCTTCCAGACATAATCACTACAATCCATCGTCCAGACAGTTATTCCAAGGTCATTGGCATCTTGTATTAAGATATTAACGAATCTCTGGTCTTTTATACCATCAATAAGTAATAAAATACCTGCTTTTTTATGTAATTTTAAAGCGTAATGATGTGATTGACCGATACTTTCTGCCCATTTGTGTGCAAAGTCTACTTCAATTGCAAATGTATCAGTTACAATGTCTGCACGAGTCCTGTCATCCAGAACCACTTCAGTTCTGCCATGAAGTATTTCAGCAAAGTAGTTTTGATAAAACTTCTCAGGTTGATGTTTCTGACTGAAACCTAATGTGGATACAAGTATAAATGATAATGTCAATATTGTTTTCATAACCACTTATACGAAGATCAAGTAAAAAGGTTACAAAAAATTACATGAATTTCTGAAGTGGTAGTGTACTACTAACTGATATTGCTCTTGGGTACTTTCGCCCTCAGTGGTGGTCGATGTTCCTTTGGAGAGAACGGTGACCTGCAGTACATACCTGCGATTTTTACTATTGTCTCATTGCACGGCTGGCTCGAATCGAACAAGCACACCTTTCGGCACAATTTTGGAGATTGCTTACCTCACCAATGGATGCAGCCGTATTTATTATCCCATTCAATAATTCTACTATTTAATTCTTCTGAAGTAATTGAGCATGCTTTCCATTTACTCGAATTTTCATTATGTATCATTAATTGACAATTAGCAGGATGTTTAATTATTTCAGGACTTATATTATTTTCATATCCATATTTTACAGAAATCATATGGTCTCTACTAACACCATTTAAATTATTGCCATGATTTTTTGCTTGATACCAACCATATTCTTTAATTAAATTAAAATTAAATTCATTGGGATAATCCGATAGATTAAATTTAAATTGACATTCTTTATAATATTTTTGATATTCAGTTAGATTCTTTCTATCATATATTTTTTTTACATTCAATCGAACAAAATTTCCAATTTCTTTTGCCAAATGAAAGAATTTTATTACATTCAATGCAATAATTAGGATTAATATAATATTCTTGTGTGTTATATCTTTTATTATTAGCATTAAGAATATTTTTCATTCCTTGTTCAGTATATACTCTTTCTTTACATGTTCTCATTCTATTATTATATGATGCTGAACATTTATGTGAACAAAAAGCAGTTTTTATATTATCTCCAATAAATTCAGAACCACAAAACTTACATTTTTTAGTAAGATTAAAACTATTTTTTTTTCGATAATCTTTATTACATTTAATTGAACAAAAATGTTTTTTATTGTTTTTTTCACTTCGATTAAATTCAGATTCGGTTTTTTTAAATATGTTTTGGCAATTTGCACAAACCACATCAATTAATTTTCTTCCCATTTTCCAATTTTTCATAATAATTACTTTTACATAAATACTATGAAAAATCTGAAAAGTGGAGAAGTTTGCTATCGAATCCTATTGTTTAGTGGAGCATGGGGGAGTCGAACCCCGAACATCTGAGTGACAGTCAGATATGTTAGCCATTACACCACAGCCTCGAAAATTAAAAGCGGACATAGAGGAATTCGAATCCTCGTTTTTGTGGGGTGACAACCCAAATCCCGCACGCCAGTCGAGCACATATGTCCAAAATTCGCAGTCCTGACAGGATTTGAACCTGCAACCCCCTCCCGAATCTGAGAGGGATTCACACCCGTATAAACTACAGGACTATAAAGCGGTGCTGAAGGTATTCGAAACCTCCTGATCTCATGAGTGACAGTCATGCGTCCACACCAAGCAGACCCCAGCACCAAATTTCCAACATGTCAAAGAACCTCTACAACCACAAAACAAAAAACCCGACTGGATTTAGGACAGTCGGGTTTCTTTTTTATAAGAAAGGAGGTTGTAATATTCGTTGTATTACCCGACTGTATATAGCTTATCCTCTTCGGCTGCCCATAATAGGACATCCACCATGAGGACTGCTACCAATATGTCGAATAAATTTTTCATCGTTTTTCTTTTAAATTTGTTTGTCTTTCTATTTAAATACTTTGCAAAGATAATAAAGTTTTCTGATTTCCAAACATTTTTTCAATTATTTTTAAAAAAAATTAAATTATTTCTTATTTTTTCTAAATGTCACTGCTTTTTTACCATTAATAGTTGGCATACCATGCTCGTCTTTTCCTATTGTCTTTACTACTGTTGGTGAATTTTTAAATTTGCCCATCATAATAGTGTCACCCACTTCTACATCAATATTTATATCTTCCGAAATAGGCTTGAAAGTCTTATCCAATTTTGCCATGACTTCAAAAAGTCTTTGTTTATTATTAGATTTCATATAATTTAAATTTATAATAAATACGTAAAAATTACTAATAATATAAATGCTTTATTCCTGTCGTATATTTAAATCGTCATATTTTTTTATTAATTTTGTAATGATTTTATCAATATACTTAAGACGTAGAGCAATTTTAGCTTCCACCTCACTAATGGTTATAATATTTTTCATAGTATTTTATTGTGTTAGGCTTTTTACTAAAGAACGTAGACATCTAACACTAATAAATACAATTACTGGTGTATATAAAAGTTATATAATTACGATAAAGATTTATACTATTCACACATTTAAACAATTGAAAAGGGAAGTTTAGCTTCCCTTTTATTATCTTCTTCCACCGCCTGAACTCCTACCACCACTTGAACTTCCACTCGATGAACTTCCACTCGATGAACTTCCACCTGAACTCCTTGAACCACTTGAAAAGTTTGAACTACCTGAACTTCTTGGTGCGGAATAGCTTGAACCACCACCGTAACTACCTGAACTTCTACGATCACTGCCACCGTTATTATTACTACGAGATTCACTGTAACTTCTTGTGGGTGCAGTATATGTACGGGTCTGCGTGCGTGATTCACTTCTGATTGGCTGAGAATAAGTACGTGGTTGAGTACTTACATCTGCTCTTCTGTTATTTGTAGAGGTATTAGCTCTACTATTGTTATATTGTGGTCTGGTATTCATTCGGGGCTGATTGTATGAAGGTCTATATGTTCTTTGGTTATCAACTACAGGTCTTCTGTTTTGTACTGAAGAAGTCTGCGTTCTATAATGTACGGGATTCATACTATTATTACGTCCACTGTTATTCCAGTTGTGTGTATAGTAATTATTGTAATTGTTGTGATTGTAATTATTAAACCTATAATGATTATAATTTCTCCAAGGACTCCAATAATTATATCCGTAGAAACCCTGATAAAATGAATTGTAACTCCAGTAAGGATATCCCGAAAATCTCATATCCCAATAAAAATCATATGGGTCATACATCCAATTTGAATAGTAGAAAGAATTGCCATACATCCAGTAATTAAATCCACCATGATAAAATCTACCTATATTATATGAATAATAGTACGGGTCGTAATTATAATAGTAGTTAACCTGAATATCAGGATTCTCACTTACGAGCGTATCAACAATTACGTCAACGTCTGCTCTTTTGTGTTTCTTGATCTTTTTAGCGTCTTTACTTGGTTGATAGTATAAGTCATCATACTCAGGCTTTGCGGTTGTGATACTGGCTGTAGACTTGTTAATTGAGTCTTCTCTGGCTTGCCAATACTTTTCATAATTGGACTTCTTCTGTGCGAACATCACTGAGGATAAGAGCGCAAGGACAAAAATAAAGAATAATTTTTTCATATATACATTTTTATTTAATAAATACAAGCAATATTCGTACCAAACTATATTCTTTTGTACTTATTATAGGTATCAAAGAGTGATTTAATGTTTGCGCTCCCTGCTGGATTCATTGAATGTATGAGAATTTCTGCTGGTAATTCCAAATTATTATCAATACAATAATTGATGAGCCATTTAGCACAATGGTAACCTGTCTTTTCTTCGTATAGAAGATATTCTATTTCATCAAGATTTTGATGCGTGCCGTAATGTTCATCAGCAAGATCATGATCGAATGATATAATCTCAGGAATACCGTGTTCCTTAATATAGTCTACAAAGTCATCGTAATTTCTTACGACAATCCAATCCAGATTACCATATACGTTTATGCCCAGATAATAAGCTGAATCAATCGGGTCTCTAAAATCATCAAGATAAAGGTTGTAGCTCATATTAAAAATGATTTTTTTTGGTGTTGTCTTTTACATTTACGGTGAATCTCGGTATGCAACCACCTTCGACTTTTTCCATTATAATAAAGGAAACGTCATATTGCCTTTGTGTTGGATTATATTTGGTGGGCGTTATCAGTACTTCAGCATTATCGCCAAGTAAATCTTCTGTACATTTTTTGAGGTATATCAACAGTTCTTCTGCTTCCATATTGTTTTTATTTAAAATTAGTTGTCCCTGTAGGACTCGAACCTACACTCGCCTGAATCAAAATCAGATGTGTTAACCAATTACACCAAGGGACAATAGATCATAAAACTACTCCGTAAATATCCACGCTACAGACCTTTTTATCTGTTAAAAGAACAATTGCACGTTCATTTACTTTAAAGGTTTTGCATTGATCAAGCAATATAAAGTCACCAACACATGGAATAACATCAGATTCAAATTCAAACAAAAAACTTACATCAGTAGAGTAATCCATTTCTGTTATTTTTGAAAAAACTTTAATTTTTGTCATAATATATTTTTTAATTAAAAGCTATCTTCAAGTTTCATTAAAAGTTTTTGCATATCTGCTTTATAAAAACCTGCACAATTAATGCAACCACATTCAACAATTTTATAACCATTCTCAGTTAATGCCAAATCCATTACAAAAGCATCATTCAATTGAAATATATCAATCATCTTATAACAAAACTTATAAGCTGCTTTGTCAATGTCGTCACTAAGTATCAATCTGTTTCCAAGCCTATACTGACTTGCTGTGACGATTTCGCCTTTGACAATCCAGAACCTGATTTCCTGTTGAATCTTTTTAACTGTTGATATTTGAATTTCAGTGTCGATATCCAGTAATGTACTGTGACCGTTAGTTAGTGAATATGCAACAAAGTCTCGCCATTCCTGCATGTCAAAAACCCTACCTGTAAATACCTTAGTATCTTTAGTTGGGCGTGCAAAGAACAACTCTTTGCTGAAGAAATCATCACCGAATTTCTGTATACGTGAATCGTAGTTCAATAGATTTTCTTTATAATAATCTCTGTAAACCAAATAGTCATGATTGGCATTCATTTGAGAACCGGGTCGCCAGCCTCTTTTCACTGACAGCCTTGCCATTTTCAATGAGCCGAAAGGAAATACATCTTTTCTTTTGGTTTGTACTCTGAATGAATTAATAAATGCTTTAACCTTGACAATCTCGTAAGGTAGAAATAGTTTGTCCAATGCCAACACTAAGTTGTCATAATTTGCTTCGTTAAATACATTTTCTTGAACTACGTAATACATTTTGCAAAGATAGTAATAAAAACAATAAGTCAAAGAACTTTTTATTTTTTGTTGTTCCCCCCACAGGGGTCGAACCTGTAGTCATCGGGGTCAAAGTCCGATATGTTACCATTACACCAGAGGGGAATATTATACCTGTTCGGGTATATTTTTTTTAATATAATACTTAATCCATTTTCGTATAGCATTATCTGAAACACCATATATTTTACCAGTACCAGAATATCCATATTCTTTTATGTTTTGCTGTAATTGTTCATATGACGGACGTTGCGATTTACGGCTATTTAAACTAATACACGTTAAACACGATTTTGCTCTTCTTCCAATTATATTGCCACATTGACAATATTTATGTGTTTTTATTTTTTTATGTTTTACATTTTTACCTGAAAAAGTAGATAGTGTTGCGTTACAATTAGGACAAACGATTTGTAGGTTTTCAATTCTATTATCGGTTTTAATACCATTTATGTGGTCGAGAATTAAACTCATGTATTTACCACGCCAAGTTTCATTTTGTCCACACAATTCACATATTGGTTGTTTTAAATTTTCTTTATATAGTCTTCTTTTTAAACTATTTGTGGATTTATATTTTGAGTTTTCAACTAAAATTAATTCTGTGCGTATCTTAAGTGTTGTCATTTATGTTTTAATATTTGGTTGCCCAACTAAGGCTCGAACTTAGAAATCTTCAGATTCAGAGTCTGACGTGTTAGCCAATTGCGCCATGTGGCAATGTTTTTGCTGTACATTAAGTAATAAACTAAATTTAGGGTGAAAGGTGAGTTTCGATCTCACTACCTCTTGGTTCACAGCCAAGCACTCTCCCGATTGAGCTACAGTCACCATGTGGTCGAGATGGTGCGATTCGAACGCACGAGTTCTTCTGCTCCCAAAGCAGACGGGGTGACCAACTCCCCAACATCTCGAAATTATTTCTTTTGAAAATTTTTTATGTATTCATCTATTTTTAATTTAATAAGATATCTGAATTTACTATGCCAATATTGATGATGTGTCGGACACAATGGAATTAAATTTTCTGGACTATTATTTTTCTTATTTCCATCATAATGATGAACTTCTATAATATTTTTTTCATCACAACAAACACATTTCTTTTCGTGATAACGAAAACAAATTGTTCTATATTTTACTTCCGCATTCAAATCATTATCGTTTTTATAATTTGGATTTGCTTTCCCTGATCTGAAATATGTGTTTGCACATGCATGTGAACATACTGTTTTTTCTCTTGGATGTCCAGATTTCGTTTCAAATTCATTATCACATATGGGGCAAACCTTTTTTATAATTAAATATTTTCGTCTTTTGGTTTTTCCTCTATTAAAATGTGTTACATTAAGATTGAAATTTTTTATTAATTCATTTACTTTTCGTAAACCTGAACCATTTATTTGAAAACCTAATTCACGACAAACATCGCTCTTACTATCGCATTTTGTGATAATATTTTTAATTTTATTAATATTCATAAATTTATTTTATTATAAATACTAATAAAAAGTCGAAAAACGATGATTTGAATAAATTTCAATACATCGTTACTCGATAATTTTACAATATTTCAAAGAACTATATCCCGTAATTACGTGATAAACGCTTTTATCACGCTTTTTGGTGTTAGAGGGGAATCGAACCCCCAAACCCGTGATTCACAGTCACGTGAAGAATACCAACATCTACAACTAACACAGTCGAGTAGGCAGGACTCGAACCTGCGAGTTCTCCTGAATCCAGATCAGGCGGGGTAGCCAACTCCCCAACTACTCGAAAAATATGTCAGGGTGGTGGGGTTCGAACCCACGCACGACAACACCTTTGTGCCGTGACTGGTTTCCAAGACCAGCAGCTTCAACCAACTCGCTCACACCCTGAATACATCAAAGAACTAAAATGAAAAAACCCCATTCGATATGAATGGGGTTCTTCTGTTTAACCTAAAACTTTTTCAATGAAAAAATTAAGCATAGAATCCCCATTCCAGTGTTTGTGGATGCTGTTGGGGGTTTATGTTCATTAAATTTTTCATCGTCTTACAAATAACATTTATTAAAAACTCTTCGCAAAGATATACATTAAAATCATAAATACAAACTTTTTTCAAAAAAAATTAAATTATTTTATTTATATCCTAATTGCCTCAATATATTTTCAACATCAATTCTGATTTGAGATATGCTGATTTGAGATGTCTGTGGATTATAACCCAAGTAAGAGAACCAGCTTTTAAATGCAGGTGCAAACTTCTCAGGAGTATTTACCAGTTTTAATATAGGTGCAATTGTCTTATAGGTAGTATCAGCATATTGTGGTTGTTGTGTTACGTTTTGCTGTTGCTGTTGTTGCTGCTGTGTATTTGCTGGTGCTGCTGCATTAGCTGCTCCCGCAGGTGCTACTGGTGCTGCAATTTCAGTTATGCCTGATTGCTGCTGATCAAGTCGTGTTAATCTATTGTTTATATAATCATTTTTAATTCCAGCATTATCCAAGAATTCTTTTTTTGCTGCTGTCATATCGCTTGAGCCAAAACCCTCACCTTCGCTCCAATCAGAAAAACTATCGACAGTTTCTTCTGCTGCTTGATCAAATAACTGCCTGTTACCATTATATTCTTCTTGCGATATAAGTCCTGTGCGTATTGCACTCATGATTAAATGTTCTGTACTGAATGGTGCGTCTTCATTTAATTTGTTCTTAAAGTCTGGGTTAACTTTTCCCATTACTTCAAATAATCTTTGCTTTTTGTCTGACATGTTGATCAATTTTCTATAAATACTATTATCTGAGGCAAAAAAAATCAATATAATTATATATAAAAGAACGTCTTTGAATTTATTATTAAATTATCTTTGTTTTCAATCAAAATAATTATACTTTTGTTCAACTTTTTAGAAAAATCTTTATATTTATACGAAATCAATTAACAATGAACGAACAAAATTTACAAATGACTCAAACTGAGACAGAATCATCAGATGATTACCCTGCGAAAAGCGCAGACGAACCTTTATTAACCACTAACGACCTTTTGAATTTTATTGAAGAAAATTATTGCGGAACATCCATTGAAGAATGGAATGATTGGAGATGGCAGATAAGAAATAGTATAACGAATACCGAAAGATTACTTAATGTCTTAGGAAAGAAGAAGAACGGTACTATTATTAATATGCCAGAAAATCATTTGCCATTCAGAATAACACCATATTATGTATACCTATTGGATATGCTACCAAGTGATCATCCTCTTTATAAGACCATTATACCAACAGTTAACGAATTAAATCAGATTGAAGGAGAACAAGAAGACCCACTGGATGAACAGAAGTTCTCACCAGTGCCAAATATTGTTCACAGATATCCTGACAGGGCATTGTTTTTGGTTACAAACTTCTGTAGTACATATTGTAGATATTGTACGAGAAGCCATATGGTTTCAAAAGAAGATCACATTACAGCAACCAAAGCGGAATGGGAAAGAGGTTTTCAATACATTGAAAGCCATCCAGAAATCCGTGACGTTATTGTTTCAGGTGGCGATCCTCTGACATTAAGCAATGATCAGATTGAATATATCCTAAAAAGATTGCGTAGCATTGAGCATGTGGAGATAATTCGTATTGGTACTAAAGTGCCAGTAGTTCTGCCCATGCGTATAACTTCAAAGTTGATGAATATCTTAAAGAAATATCATCCTTTATATATGAGCATACATTTTACACATCCTGATGAACTTTCGACTGAAACTCAAAAGGCTTGTAATATGCTGGCTGATGCTGGTATACCTTTGGGTTCACAGAGTGTACTATTAAAGGGTATTAATGATAATGTGGAATGTTTCAGAAAACTTAATAAAGGTTTACTCAAAATCAGAGTACGTCCATATTATATTTATCAATGTGACCCCATCCCGGGTTCGTTGCACTTTCGTACTGATATCCAGACAGGACTTGATATTATCAAAGGACTTAGGGGATTTACCAGTGGTTATGCAGTGCCACATTATGTGATCGATGCACCTAAAGGTGGTGGTAAAATTCCTCTTTTACCCAACTATGTAAAAGAAATTAAAGAGAATGAAATAATTTTGACTAATTATCTCGACAAAGAATACTCATATCCATTATAAAAGAAATGCACCGTTTTTTATGCGGTGCAAATCTTATTAAATTTTAGCAAGTCTTTGAAATTTTACATAACCACTGTTTGACGATAAAATTTTAAAGGCATTCCTGTTTCTCCAGACTTAACTTAATTCACGAATTAAGCGATGACTTTTCAATATATAAATACTTTAAACTGTACATTTGTTTAGTGTTTATATGAACTATTCAGTATTTATGTGAAAATAACACTCATGGTTGATAAGAATTTAATAAAAATAATAAACGAGCAGTTAAATGAGTTTGATTTTTTGGGTAATGGGCAATACCTTAAAGAGCAGGAAGTCATTGATTTATTAGGAAATGAAGAATTTCAAAAACAGTTTATTTGTGATTCACTTTTAGAAAGAAATAACAAAATAAAAATTGATGTTACAGACGCAAGGCTTGGTGGAGATTGGCAGAATGAACCCGAAGATGTTTCGAAATTAACACTCGAATATTTCATGAAGGTTGAGTACAAATACGATCAAACAAAAGAACCAGTAAAATTTGATTTGAGCTTTTATAGCGATTATATTACTGTTAGTACAGACGATAATTACGATGCTGGAAGATCAGGTGGTACAACAGATAGTGACGTTGCTCCTTCAGGTAGTGCGTGGTTTAATCGTTTTAATTGGGGCGATATTAATGTTGAATTGAATACTACAGAAGGCGATGAAATTGAATTCCTTGCATATATGCACGCACCGCCAAAGATACAGGTATTATTCATTAGAAATTATCTTGAAGAATATATTAAGAAATATACTAATATGGGTATTGATACACCTGAAATGAATGATACACCACAAAGTGTGCCATATTGTTAATAACCACGAATATGACCGAAGAAAGAAGGTTAATACTTGATAAGGTCGATGAGTTAATTAAAAAAAGAACAACAGAATTACTCAAGAGCTTGCCATCAATTCACGCAATAGATGACGGTATTATCATTCGTTTTTTTACTGGTTGGGATGATTGTGTTAACAACATTAAATTCAAGAGAATAGAAAATGATAATGATTCGGACGATATCGTTATATTTTACTTTATACCTAAAGGCGCAGTAATTGATCTAAAGAAAAGAGAATATATTAGCTGTCTTGCTTGTTTAAGCGGTAAGGTAGAAATTAAATATAGTAATAAAACACATATACTTACTGGTTTTCATAAACTCGTTTTAGATACTGATGTATTTGAAGGTATTGGCTTGGAAGACTCATATGTATTGACCTCAAGCAAACATTAATCACCATCTTTTTTGCATGCATCTGGATTTCGGACTTCTAACCTTTGCTGGCATATAACAGCCACATAACGCACAGGATTTATTCTTTTGAAATTTTCCACATTTGTTTTCTACACAAATTGCTATTCTGTTTTTTGCAAGTTCTTCTACTTGTGGACTTGGAAACATGTAATTTTTCCAGCCATCATAAATTTCCGATAATTGACTCATAGTTAACGATGAATAATTCTACCACCTTTATTTACAATAATGGTTGGATTTAATAATTTCTCTTCCAAAGCATTATGTAGAACTTCAGGTGAGGTTAATGCGTTATCATAGACCCTTAATTTTTGTATACCGCCAATAAATCCTGAATTAAAATTTTCCTGAATAAGCAGATTGTCCTTTCTTGCGTCTTGTACGAGAATATCCGCAGCAGTATATGTAAAGCCACTGATAAACAATGGTTTATTTGGATTAAAGTTGTTGCTTGTTTCAATCAATAATCCTATATTTACAAACTTCTGACCACTATTTTCTGGTGTTCTGAAAACACTATATAATTTATTCCAAACATTTTGACCCGATATAATAGGAATCTGCATAGATGGAACAATAAAGTTTGCATTAAGTTCATTAAATAATATAAGATTACCGTTCTGATCATAAACAGGTAAGCCGTTTACGCCATAATACATAACGCCATTAATATATATGTATTCAAATTCTTGTCTATCTGGGAATGGATGTAAACCAAGCGCAGTTACCTGATCGATACTGGTTATTGGATTTATATATTCCATATCCTTAAGAATACTAATATCAACAGTATCGCTAAATACAACAACAGTAATTTTATTGTGTATTGCTGTACCAAAGCTATCAAATAATTTAAAGAAGCCACCATCATACATAGATAAATCAATCCTATAATCTCTGTTTGATAAAACGGAAATTGGTTTAATAAATTTCAGGAAATATGTTTTACCTGTTGTTGTGCCTGTTTCACCAGTGTATTGAATACGTATGGTTGTTTCAGGAATCAAAATTGATGGATTACAAATATCAGGTGCTTTCCATGTTTGAGTATCTGCACTTACTGATAAACCTGTTATGTGTGTATCGCCAGTGAATGGACTACATAATTCTATAATTGGGTCATTCTGCACGAAGAAATTACTCTGTATATAATTAATGTCCTGACCGTTATAAATAACGTATGTTTGATAGTCATAATGATATGAATGTTCCAAACCAAATGAGCCACCGCCCCAACTAATTGAGTATGGTACACCTATTTGTTTTTCTTTGTCGTTATTGAATCTATGAAAATAATATTCAGGGAAATCATGAATTATCCATGTTGCACGACCATTTACATAGAATATAATCTTACCTGTTCTTTGTGGTGAACATTCTAATTGTAATGGTGTATCAAATATATTATCTGGTGTGAATACAATATCAATTATAGTATAACCAGTTGCTTTAACTACCGATGGGGATGAATTTGTAACTATAAGACCATCTGCATTAATATATTTATAAAAAATTCTTCTATCTTGAGTTAATCCGAATGCAATTACATTATTTTTTAAATTATCAATTGGTGGTAATTCATTATGTTCTGTTTTAAATCGATCTTCAAATGCTCTGAATCCCTTTTTTAATACTTGATTTGCAGTGAACGCATCGAGAAAATCATTATAGCTTGTTACCACACCAGTTTCTGTAATGCCAGTTGCTGTTGCAATAACTGTGCCTTGAAAGCCAATAGTTGTTGAACCAGAAGTGCCGACAGTTGTTTCACCACTGAAATATGGATTATATTTATCTTCCGCACGTGCGCCCATCATATAGAATATACCGTGTGAGCTTGGGTCAAGATGTAAAATGGTTTCGATTGTCAAACCTTTATTATATCGTGAAGGAAGTAATTCGTAATTAAAACCATCGAGTTTAAAAAATCCCTGTAAATATCCACCAGTAAGATTAAAATAGTAATATGGAGTAGTTAAGCCTGATGTTGTGCCTGATGTAACTGCGCTTATTGTATATCCACTATATGTTGTTGTTGCGCTAACTCCGCTTGTATTGCCTGTTGTTGGGTTTATAACTTCATTGAAGCCAACCCTATACACTGAAAATAATGTATCTTCTGGCAATATAGTTATGCCTTCCCACATTACATTAGTCCTGCCATTATCGAATTCAGTCAGACCGAAATCCATTAAATTTATATTATCAGAAACCGCACCTGCCCACTTAGTTAAACTAAATGCTGTTAGTCCAGTATTCCAATTTCTCCATGAGTTAACGTTAGTTAAATCAATATGTATTGCAAGATTGTCGGTGATTATACCATTTAAACATTCTAAATTCATTTCGTACAAGAATTTATAATAAATACTCAAGTACTTTAATTAATAGTTTTGTATTTATAGAAAATATCGTTTTTATATGACAAAATATACTCCACAGCGACTTTTCGAAATGATGAATAGGGTTGCAGGTATGCCGTTAGATGAGGTTGATTGGGAAGGCAATTTCAGTGATGTATCAAAAGAATGTATGAGTGTAGATGAATTAAAAACATATCTCAATAATGTAATTACTAATCACCAACTTCCTAATTCCAAGAGAACAAAAGCATCATTATTGGTACATAATAAAGCAATTCCTTTTGACGAAAAGGGTGATATTGATGTTGAGGCATTCATTACGAATATAACAAAAATGCCACCCCAAATTTTCAGTCAGAATACTAAAATGGAAAAGTCTGGTTCAGAAAATGCAGCCACATTTAATATTGGTATTCCTGCTTTACGTGGTTTAGTATATGACATTCAAAATAAAGAGTTTTATATCGTAAATACTTGCCCGGGTGCAGGTACGTGCGCACGTGTATGTTATGCAAGGCGTGGTAGATATGTGGTTCAATCGACAATTTTTATTAAGCAAACCAGAATATTAAGTCTCTTACTCAATTATCCTGATAAATTCGAAAAAATATTGAAACGTGAAATTGAAGTATTAGCAATAAAAAATAGTGATAAGAAAGTTATATTTAGATGGAATGATGCTGGTGATTTTTTTACCAAGAAATATTTTGAAATTGCTGTTAAGATAACCAAAGAATTAAAAGCAGAAGGTTATAATTTTGAATCATATGCGCATACAAAAATGGGCGATGTTTATAACCTAAACGACCCAAACATTACATTAAATTTCTCAGTTGATGCAAATAAACAGGAGATTGGTAAAGTAAATTTGAGTGACGCAAAAACATCAGAGATAGTTCCAAAGGATTTATTTAAAGACCTCTTTATAAAAAAAGCAGCACATTTTGATGTTGATGAAAAAGGTAAACTCATACCGATTAATGACAACAGTATCAACATATTAAAAGAAAGAATCGCTAAACAATTTAATGTCAATCCTCATACATTATTAACATATGACGAAATGTTAAAAACACCAGTTGGTAGAGATAAAAGTATTAATGTTATCGTGATGCCTAAAGGTGAGGGAGATGTATCTGCACAGAGAAAGGACGTTAAGAGAACTTTTCTGCTATATCATTAAGTATTTATATAAAAATTAAAATAAAGTTAATAAACAAAAGCTATGAAAAAATACGACCAACAAAGACTTTTTGAAGTCATGGGTAGACTTGACAAAACATTCCATCCTAAAGCTGAATTACTTAAAGAGTGGAACTTCGATAAGAAAAAAGGCGAAGATAAAGACGAAGACAAAGAAGAAAAAGAAGAAGGTTCTGAAAAGAAAAAATTCAATTTCGAAAAGAAGGAAGGTAAAGAATCTAAAGAACATGAAGAGTCTGAAACTCCTGAAGAAGAAAAAGAAGAGCACGAAGATAAAGAAGAACTTAAAGAAACTGATGCTCCTGCAGCTAAAAAGTTGCCAGTAAACGCAATAGCAAAAGTAGGTAAATAATATTACCTTTTATATTTCAATAAAATGAAAAAAGTTATTGACTCAAAGAAACTTTTATTTGAGAATATGGAAAAATTAAATCCAGAATTCAAAATAAAAGAAGAGGAAGATAAGTGGATTCAGGGTGCAGTTAATCCAGAACATAAGGGTTATTGCACTCCGATGACTAAATCTACCTGTACACCAAAACGTAAAGCACTTGCTCAGAGATTCAAAAAGGGTATTGATGAGACATTTAATATAAATGATTACGGTGAGAACAGCGAAGTCTTTAAGCAAATGACCGATGAGATAAAACATTCTATTGATGAATTGTATGCTGAAGGTGACTACGAGATTATTCACAATTTATATACACTCATGGGTTTAAAGAAAAATAACACAAGTATTGGGCAAAAAACAGTATAATGATTGAGACAAAAAATAACCCACGTGCGTGGTCAAGCAGATTTTGGTCAAGAAATAATATTTCAGATGTCCTGAAAGAAGTTGTTGAACCAGATGCTGTTGATGTATCATCAATTAAAATGAATGATACATTAAATCCGCTTATTTGGGAAAGTGATGAAATCATGAAACCTGATGTTAGGTCAGTCTTACTTAAGAATGCTAAGAGATTCATTGAATTCTCTGATGTAGAAGGTCTGAAGTTCAATGATGTTATATTAACTGGTAGTATGGCTAATTATAATTACAACGATGAGTCTGATCTCGACATACACATTATATTGGATTTTACTCAAATATCTCAAAACAAAGAATTTGTTGGTGATTTTTTTAAGTTAAAGAAACAACTATGGGCAGATCATCTTCCAATTCAAGTTAAGGGTCATGATGTTGAAATGTATTTTCAGGATAGCAAAGAACCTCACCATTCATCAGGTACATACTCTTTAGTTAAGAATACTTGGATTAGAAAACCAACTAAAAAGATCGTGAATATTGATTCCGCAGATGTTCAATTAAAATCTGCAGATATAATGAACATGATTGAAGAATTGGAGAAGAACAGAAATAAAAGTGATTTCTTGAAGAAGCATGAATTATTAAAAAATAAAATAAAAAAATACAGACAATCAGGTCTTGATACTGGCGGTGAATATTCAATTGAAAATTTAGTATTTAAGGTATTAAGAAATACTGGCTATCTGGAAAAAATGGTTGAGCTAAAGAATGATTATTTAACTCAAGAGTTGAGCTTAAACGAATTAATGTCATGAAAAGATTTATATTAACAGAACAACAGTTGCGTGAGTATATTGAGATTAAGAAATCTGAAAAGATTTTTTATGACATTGTAGAAGATTTACATAAAAATGTGAAGTATCTCAACGAAAACATTTCACGACAAAAAGCAAATCAGTCAGTAATCAACGGTTACGCACAGAAACATTTAATTAACCCAAGAGTGACTGAAATGTTAGTTAAGCATAAAATTATGAATGAAACTGGTGAAATAATCATCTAATACCATTTTTTTGTTCTTAATTAAGTATTTATAAAAAAATATATAACGTAAATAATAAAAATTTTAAAAATATTCACATGAAAAAACATGCATCACAAGAAGCATTTATTCAAAGACTTCAGGAATTGGCACAAACAAAGAAACCTATTATAAAGGAAGCAAACGTCCGTAATTTAGGCGACTTGATTGATTATAAGAGGTCAGCCGATGGTATTGCTTATGGTATTGTCAAAGAACAGCACCATTATTATATTAAAAAAGCTGGCACTAAAGAAAATCCTAATGTTGCAGATTTTGCATATATTGGTGGATTATCAAATATAACCAATTATCAATACACTAAGTTATCTGAAGCTGAGAAGCAAAGGAATATGATATTTCAAACAATCAACGAAAGTATTGCAAATAAACCAAGTTTAACAGGTAGCAAGAAAAAAAGGCTTAACGAAGACGTTGCAAAAGACGAACTCGATCAAGCATCGGATAAGGTTGGTGAATTAGATGCTGCAACAAATGCAGAAAATACTCCAGAACCAGCACCAAACCCAGAGGGTGGTGCACCTACAGATGCAGGAATGCCTTCACCAACTGGTGATAGTAATGCACCTACAGATATGGAAGAACCTGCTCCAGATGCTGGTAATGAAGAACTTCCACCTGCTGAAGATGCAGAAGCTGGTAGTGAAGAAGAACTTCCACCTACTGATGATACAGAAGAGAATCCTGAAGGCGAAAATCCCGAAGGTGAAGGAAAAGATGCAATTGCATCTGATATTGGTGAAATTGGCGAAAAAGTACAAAATACAAATCTAAAAGAAGATAAGGTTAAGGAATATGTTGGTACATTTCTTGGTTATTTTACAGATTACTTTAAGAAAATGCCACAAGAAGAACTTGATGACTTGGGTGATAAAATTATTAAGGTTAACACCGAAGCAAACATAAAAGATTTGGAAGCAAATACTCCAAATGAACCAATTGCAGGTGGCGAAGAAGCTGGTATTGAAGAAGAACAAGAACAGTGCGCAGAATGTGGTAAATTCAGTAAATATGCAGAATCACGTGGTTATGACAGTCCAGAAAAATTCATGGAATGTGATGATGAGGAAAAAACAAATGTTGTTAATGACTATATAACTGCAGGTGACGAAGGTATGAATGATGGCGATGAAAAAACTATTAGTTTAATCATCAAATTATCTCCAGATATGCTTGCTAAACTGAAAGACGATTACGGTCAGGAAGAATATGCAGAAAAAATTCAACCACAGGTTGATTCAATGAATGAATCCGATGAAGATGCTATGATGCAACTTAAAGAAGCATGGGGTGATGTATGGCAGGGTATTAAAGGTGCTGGGCAAGCAATTGCTGGTGCTGCTAAAACTGCTGGTACAGGTATTTCACAGGCTTATCATGGTATTGGTGTTAATCCAGCATGGAATAAACTTGCAGCTATTGCAACTGATTTGGGAAAACAAATTAATGCAGTAAATGATAAAGCAGTTAAAGCTGGTCAGAGTCCTGTTAAAGTTCAGGATATTCTTTCAGTAATAAATAAACAATTAACTACTCCAACAGCACCACAGACAAAGACTGGTAAAGACATGAATGCAAGTCAAGCTGCTGCTTGGCAAGCTGGTAATAAAGGTCAACAAACTGCTGGAACTAATGTAGATGTTAATGCATTAAAAGGACAACAGGGTATTGCTAAGAAAGCTGCTCAACCACTTTCAAAGGTAGCAGAAAATCAGATGCCAGTTGATCAAACACAGGTACAACCTAATATATTAAAAGAAGAGGAAGATGAAGAAGAAAAGGATTTTAATATAGATGATCTTGATACAGGTGAAGAAAAAGGTGGTGAAGAAGTTACTCCAGAGGAAACTCCTGAAGAAACTCCTGAAATTGAAACTGGTGGTGAAGAAGAGGAAGAAGTTCCTGAAGAAACTCCAAGTATTTTTGGAAAAGACGCACAAAACTTAGGTGGTGGTGTTGTTAAACCTGAAGGTGCTGGTGTTGAAATTAAAATCGAACCAGATAAAAGCATCAATATTTCAATGAGTGAATCTGAAAAGAAATTAAGAAAATACATTCGTGAACATCTTGAAGTTAAAGCAGGTTTAAGAAAAGCAAATCTTAATGAAAGTAAAAAATCACCAACATTAATGAAACTTGACGCTGTAATTGACAGACAATTTAAGCTCTATGAATCAACTATAGTTAAAAAAAAAGTTGAAGAAGGTGTAGTAACAGATGTAATGGGTAAAATGGGACAAGGACTTGAAGGTAGATTGAAAAAACAAAGAGAATTGAAACGTGCTTTGGAAATTGACCCTGAAAATGCTGGTTCTGCACTTTATAAGGCATTTGAACAAGATTTTAAATTTCAAGCTGGTGGACTTCAGTATTTAAATAAATTAACACCTGAAGAAAAAATGCAGCTTGCACAACAAGCAGCAAGCGACCCCAAAGGGTTAGGTCAATTGAAAATTATGAATGATAAACTCACATATATTCCAGTTGATTACTCAGCAAGAGGATAAAATAAATATCGAATAAAAGAAAACCGAACTAAAAATAGTTCGGTTTTTTTGTAACATATTATTCAGACATTCGTATAACAACCATGAAAAATAATGTAAGAGAATACGACAAATTGAAATTGTTCAGGAATAAAAGAAGAAATTCCGAACTACTTCTACTTGCTGAAACTCAGCAGGATTTTGATTACAGAAAACTATTAATTGAAGAAAACGAAATTAATTTACACGTATTTTTCAGTAGAATGATAGTAGCAAATTATTTATCGTGGTTTTTACTTGCAGCATCAATTTATTTTATTCCGTTTCTTGTATTGCCATTGGCAATTGTGTTGCGAGTTTTTTCATATAAATCCAAGAAAAATTTCGAAAAAACATATAAAAGTTATCAGACTGTTTTAAGTGCAGTTAATCTGATAATTAAAAGAGAATATGGCATTCAATTGACATAAAAGTAGTAATATTTTTCCCCGTTGTATCGTATTTATAATAAATTCACGATATGGAATATGATGATAGTAAATTGAAGTTGATATATGTCTTGAAAATTGGTTACAATTCAAAAGATGAGGGGTTATATGAGTTTATATTTTCTCTTGATGAAACTAATATTGATGCTGAAGGTTGGTGTTGGGATATTGCGCCAGCGTGTGATAATGCATTAGCACCTACTGAGGAATTTATAAATGCTGTTTTTAATTTAAAAACTGCATCATTTGATTTATTCTGCTTGCATGAATCTCCCGAAAGAGAATATATGCATGGTTATCACACCATACATGCACTTGCGTATGAGGTTGAAAAGAAAGACCAAAATGGTTATAGCGATTATGATAAAATGTTCAATGGAGAGAACGATGATGTTCCATTGTTAGTTTTTCATTATGGCATGTCATTGGCAAAAGTGAAAGACCTTCTTAATGCAAGAAAAATCATATTAAAGAATAACGAATTCGTTGAAACGTCTTCGCTGAAGTTTTAAGCATTTACGATTTTTACATAGTCAGAGTATTTATTATAAAATTTTATAATGAGTGCTGCTGATATTAACCCCGATCTTGTTCCTGATGAACTATTCCCAGATCATGTGCCCTTAATTCCCATTGATGTACAAAGAGAAAAGGAAAAAGAAGAAATTCGAAGATTAACAAAGGAACTTAAAAAGAATATGGGTGACATTGAGCCAATCATTGTTACCGAAAGTGGGGGTGTAAAAAAAGCAAGCGAATTAACTCTTGCAGAAAAGCAAAATGAAATTATTCGTTGCGCCAGTAATCCAATATATTTTATTGAAACATATTTAACAATCTTTGACCAGACAAAAGGTGTTGCTGGTCTTATTGTTCAATTCAAATTATTTGATTTTCAAGTAGATTTAATTAATTCATATAGAGAAAACCGATTTGTTGTTGCTAATAAATATCGTCAGGCTGGTATTTCAACTACCACCTGTGCATATATCGCTTGGTACGTGATGTTCAATAGAAACAGACAGGTTGCTATCGTTGCCGATAAACTTGAAACTGCTCGTGATGAATTAATGAATGATGTTGTTGATTTCATTGAAGGTTGTCCTAAATGGCTTAAGCCCAAAACAGGTAGAAATACTGAAAAGAATCTCAAGGATACTCAGAAACTCAAAGTATATGACAACAATTCGAAGTTAGGTGCTTTCAGTTCAAAAGGTCTTCGTGGTTATACGCCAACCTTGTTGTTCTGGGATGAAACTGCATGGACAGAAAAGGGAGATAAATTCTGGACATCTGCACAGCCTACATTACAAACTGGTGGTGCTGCAATTATGGTTAGTACTCCTTCGGGACTTGATGCTGTCTTCTATAAGACATTCCAAGGTGCAAGAGAAGGTGACAATAACTTTAAAGCAGTTGAGCTTTGGTGGTTTAATGACCCACGTTATAATAAAGATTTGGTTTGGCTTAAAAATAAAGGAAAGGAAACTGAGAAACGTTGGGTTGATGAGAATTGGAGTACGAAGAGAAGAATTGAATTAATGGATGATGGCTGGGAAGCAAGCAGTCCTTGGTTCGAAGATCAGGTTCGTAATGCCAATGGTGATATGCGTAAGATTGCACAGGAACTTTTGTGTTCTTTCTTAGGTTCTGGCGACAACTTTATTGCTGAAGAATATCTCAAACGTATACAAGAAGATGAAGTACTTCCACCAAAGTCACAGGAATATATTGACAAGAACATGTGGATTTGGGAAGAGGCACAGGCTGGTGAGCAATACATAATGGCAATAGATGCTTCGCCCGGGCATGGTGAAGATAATTCTACCATTAACATGTTGAAAACCAAAGAAACAATTGAAGAAAAGACAATTATAAAAAACGGTAAAGAGAAGAGAATTAAAATTAAAAGACATACCGTTGAACAGGTTGCCGAATATTATGGCAAGATTGCACCACAGATGCTTGCAGAAATTGCATATCAATATGGTATACGATACAATAAAGCATATTGTGTAGTTGATATAACTGGTGGTTACGGTGTGCAGACAATTGAAAAACTTCTGGAAATTGGCTATGAAAATATTCATTATGCTGAAGTAACACATAAACCTTCAAGAGACAGACTACAAGGTTACATCAAAAAAGGTCAAAAAACTATGAATGATGGTGCAATAATGAATGTGGATTTGATACCCGGATTCTTCATCGGTGGCAACCGTGCATCTGTTGTTCTTGAAATGCAACGTGCGATTCATTTACAGGACGTTATAATTCATTCCGTAAGATTGCTCAATGAATTAAAGACCTTCGTTACAGTGGCTGGAAACCGTGTTGCTGACCATAAGCGTAGTTTCCACGATGATTCAATTATGGGATTATCAATTGGTTTGTATGTTCTGAACTTTGATATGGTGCGTTACAAACAAAGTAAAGGTATTACAGAGCATATGCTCAATGCAATTATGACAGTTAACGATATGAAAGAAATGGATAAAAGACATGCTACTGGTAATACTCTTTCCATTAGAAATACAAATGTTAAGAACAAACCAATGTTTTCTCCAAATAATACATCACCATTAAATCCATATGGTGCAAATGCATGGTTATTTAATGGTGTAAATGGAAAAAAGAAAAACTAATATGTATTTATATTTAACTGGCTTTTGCAAAAAAGTTTAGTATTTATAAAAAAATATAAAAAATTATAAAAATGGCTGAAGAAAAAAAAGGTGGAACTATATATCAGGAACTTAGTTCGTTTCTGAATCTCGGTGGTTTTGATGTACAGACTGCACAACCAACGGTATCTGCAAGTACACCGCCTAAAGAGTCGAAGATTATCATTAAAGGTAATTCTCCTGAAGAAATCTACAGAAAGGGTTTGGAACTGGAACAAAAAAGAGAACTTCAAAATAAGTTTTTCCGTACTACTGATAGAGGTTTTCAGAAGGCTTTACAATATGAAGCAGCCAGACTCCCAGCATATATTGATTATGAGGGTATGGAATATTACCCAATTATTAGTAGTGCATTGGATTTATTTATGGAAGAAGCAACAACCATTGGTTTAAATGGTAAAATGTTGAACATATATTCAAATAAGGAAAGAATCAAGACAATATTAGAAGAATTTTTCTACGATACGGTTAACGTAAATGTTAACCTACCATTCTGGGTAAGAAACACTGTTAAATATGGTGATAATTTCGTATTACTTTATGGTGAACGTAAAAAAGGTATTACTCACGTGAAACAACTCGTAAACTATGAAATTGAGCGTTTCGAGAGAATTCAGAATGGAAAACCACTGGTGAAATTCAAAGAAAGGATGACTGGTGATGAATTTAACGTATTTGAAATTGCTCATTTTAGACTTCTTGGTGATGACAAATATTTACCCTACGGAAGTTGCTTATTATCAGATAGTTATATAAAAACAAGCAATGGAATTAAAGAAATTAAAAACATTTTAAAAGGCGATGTTGTTATTGGTTTTGATATCAAAACACAGAAAAAAATAGAATCTAAGGTATTGGATGTTGTTTGTAATGGAGAAAAACAAACATATAAAATATCAACACAGCATAATTATCTTAAGTTAACTGATAATCATAAATTACCATATTACGATTACGATGATGATTTATTTAAAGAAAAATTTGTTAGTGAATTAAAAATCGGTGACGGATTAATTATAAATAATCATGATGATTATAATGAACAAATAAAAATTAATAAATCTATTGAAATTAAGGAGCATAAAAATAGAATATATGGTGATTTTGTTAATGATTTAAAATATATTCCAGATTATGTTGATAAAGATTTTGCAAAATTATTTGGATTTTTACTCGGAGATGGTGGTGTAAATGCAACAAGACCTTATATGGTATATTTTGCATATGGTGTACATGATATTATTAACCAAAAATATATTAATTTATTAGAAAAATACTCAAATAAAGAAATTTATTTAAGAAAAAATAATAAATATTCAAATGGGATTGCTTCAGCAGTTGTTAATTCAAAATCTTTAGCAACCATATTAAAAAATATGGAATTTGCTGGAGATTCAAGAACAAAAAGAATTCCAAAATGGTTGTTTTCCGCTTCCACAGATATTAGAAAAGCATTTTTGGAAGGATTACAAGACGCTGATGGGTCAGTAAATGTGGATAAATGGAATTGTAAAAGATTTGGCATTGAAATGTCTAATTATAGTTTAATTAATGATGTTAAACTATTAGCACAATCATTAGGATATAAAACTGGTAGTATTAATAAAAGAAAAAAAAGAAATAATATTATTATTAATGGTATTAAAGTAAAAAATATTGCAGATGCATATCAATTATTTTATTATGAGTCAAAAAATGAACAAACAATGTTTTCCGACATAGAAAATAGATTAACCAATGATTTTATTGTCGAAAAAATAAAATCGATTGAATTGGATGAAATTGGTTTTGTTTTTGATATTCAAGTTGATAATGAAAATCACAATTTTTTTGCAAATAATATTGTTGTTCACAATTCAGTACTTAATAAAGTTCGTAGAGTTTTTAGACAGTTAATTATGGCTGAAGATGCTATGTTAACATATCGTATTATCAGGGCAGGTGAAAAGAAAGTATTTAAAATTGATGTTGGAAACATTGATGAGGATGATATCGAAGAATATATCTACAAAGTAGCTACCAAGTTTAAAAAAACTGCACAGGTAGCTCCGAATGACGGACAGATTGATTACAGGTTTAATATAATGGGAAATGATGAAGATTATTTCCTTCCAGTGAGAAATGCAAATACTCAAACAGGAATTGAAACCCTCCCGGGCGCATCCAATCTTGATGCAATTCAAGATATTGAATATTTACGTGACAATTTATTTATTGGTTTAGGTGTTCCAAAACCATTTCTGAGTTTTCAAGATGCTGCTGGTGCTGGTAAAAACATGGCACAATATGATATTCGTTTCGCAAAGAAAGTCAATCGTATTCAACAAGCTATGATTCAGGAACTCAATAAAATGGCAATGATACATTTGTATTTATTGGGTTATACTGGCGAAGACCTTAATGATTTTGTTCTTACACTTACTAATCCTTCAACACAACAAGAATTACTTAAAGCCGAATTACTTCGTGAAAAAGCACAGACATATGCTGAATTGACACGTGCTGAAGCTGGTATTGCTGCAATGTCACACACAGGTGCAAAACGTATGTTATTTAATATGAGTGATAGAGATATTGTAAATGACTTGAAACAACAGAAAATGGAAAAAGTTATTATGCAAGAACTTCAGGATTCACCAGTTACAATCAAGAAAACTGGTTTATTTACCGATATTGATAAGAGATTTGGTGAACCTCAAGGTGCTGCAATGGCAGGTGCTCCAACTGGTGGTACTGCTGGTGCTCCACCTGCTGGTGGTGCTCCTGCTGGTATGCCACCTCCACCTGCTGGCGGTGCTCCAGAAATAGGACTTCCACCTGAAGGCGGTGCTCCTGCTGGCGGTGCTGGTGCTCCACCTCCTGCTGGTGCTGGTGCTCCACCTGCTGGACTTCCACCTATGCAAGAAAATAGAATGACCGAAGATCAATATAATCTACAACTTGAAAAATTAGTATATGGTGACAGTTACCATCCAGCAGTGCATAGAAATGAAGTTAAGCGCAGAGAACTTATAAAAGAGAATGATGAAATTAACGATAACTTAAATAAAAATGCTTTCGATATGGTTAATGAAATTGATGCTTTATTAGAAAAGGGTGAAACTATTAATGCCGAACATAAAATAAATGAAACCGAAGATATTGATTTCGAATCAATTGAAAACATTGAAGATATTGAGTAATTAATATCTTGTATAAAATAAACGTTTATAACTAATTACAGTATTTATAATAAATTAAAGTAAAACATATGAAAAGTATCAATATAGGAATTGTTAATTTAATAGTTTCCAAGAAGTTAAAGGACGCTTACTTCAGTAATGCTTTAATTGAAGAATCAAAAAAATTAACAAATGATTTCTTTACAATCGTAAGGAACTCACCAATATTGCAGTTGGAGTTCAAGGTGTTTAATAATATTGAAAACAAACACATTGAAAATGACCTTGCTGCAACCCGTTATATTGACAATAACATTAAGTTGTTTGAAGTATGGACTCTTAAAGAAATTGAAGCTGAACATCAGAAACTCAAAGCATTTCTTAATGAAGAAGTTCAGGTTGATGACAGCAGAGTTGATTTATATGTTGCAATTGGTAATCTTATTAAAGAATCTCTTAGTAATAGTGAAGATGTAGATGTTGATAGCATTCATGAATCATTTACACAAGTATTAAATCATGTTAAAACAGCAAAACAAACTCTTACAGAAAGTGTTGAACCTGAAGTCGAAGAGGTTGATGAAAATGTTATTGAAATTGCAGTAAATAAATTTAACGAAAGATACGAAACACTTTCTGAAGATGATCGTAATTTATTCATGAAGCTCGTTAATGCCAGCGATAAACAGAAAGAAGATTTACTCGAAGAATATAAAGCAGAAGACCTTACTTTATTAGAAAGTGTCAACAAAGAAGCGGTTAAGGATAGCATCGGTAAAGCAATGCAGAAGATTAAAGAAATGAAATTTAATCCCAAAACTGCAGATGATGATATTATCGGTTTACACGAACTTAAAAAGGGTATACTTTAATTATTGTGCGTCAGCAGATAATGCATTAAAATTAGGATTTGGATATACATTTACACCCAGATCATCATAGCCAAAATACATTCCTTTTGTTCCATTAATTGTTTGGGGATATCCCAGATATCTGAATATTTTAAATACATAGTCAATTCCCTCAATTTGATAATTTGGAGAATATTTGGTTGCACGTTCAATTGTGTTACTATAAGTACCTTTAATAAGTCCCAATCCTCTACTATATCCGAACAGCACCTGACTTGTTAATGATGTTTTTCCAACAGCAGCAATAATTTTCATATATCTGAATTGTGCTTTTATCATTATCTCAGGATTATCAATAATATTTTGATGCATTATTGGTCTGTTCTTTTTTCCTATTGCACTTGCAACATTATATGTGGTATCATAACTACCACCAATATCAATAGTACCACTTACTATTGCTTGAATTTCAGCAGTAGTCATATGTGGTGCGATATATGAGTAGTTGTTCGTTATAATAACATTATATACCGCATCAGTAGTGAATTGACCAATTCCCGAAGCAGTACTTGTGGTTGGATAGTTCCAAACAAAGTATCCAGATTCTTGAAATGCTTGTGCTGCCATAACATTAGCATCCATTTGATACATGTTGCCGTACTTGTTATACCAATCAATTAATGCTTCACCTAATTGTTGATTTGTGGTGATAGGAACATTATTATGTCTGGCATGTGAAACCCATATCGTACTTGCTGGTGTTTCAGGGTCGCAATATGGCAGCACACCTTTATTTTTACCTTGTAGTAATGAATTACCACTACCACTGCAAGCTGCTCGTATGAATGCTTCACCTTTTTGTGTTAATACAAATTTACCTGTTTTTGTTGCCATAATTATTGAATTTCAAAACCTTTATACATTGAATTATATCTTGCTTTATCTGCTGCACTTTCACTACCCACACCTCTACTAATATCACCTGCCGATAACATGCTTACGTTTGTTTCTTCAGAATCTCCACCGTCAAAGCCAATAAGTGTTGCTGGATTCATTACTCTTGGTACGGGGTATCTTAATATTTTAGTACCACTAAAGCTCGTCATCATTCTATTTGGCTCAATTGTGTGTTCTACAGATAATATAATATACGCACCATTAAATAAAGGTACGTTTTCTAATTGAAAATATTGAGTCGGCTGAATCATAACATTACCCATACCATTAATTGTTGCCCTATATGCACGATTTTCATAAAGGTTATATAAGTTCTGACCTTTGGGTATTGGCGTAGTTCCTTTTGCGTCACCAGCCAGTCTTGCAAGAATCTGAATACTTTCGTTAGTTTCTGGATATTCCTTACTGTCAATTTTAATATCAGTGAACATTGATTGGTTTTGTTCACCAAACCTGACTCTGAATGCTCTTACTTGCCTCCAAGGGAAACCACCATAATTTGTTTCTTGTGATTGATCTTCGGGACTTGCAGTTCCAGTATCTGGTTTTTTTGTTTGAAAATCACTTGGCATATTAGTTTCATTGCTTATGTCAGTGATACCATCGTCCTTAAAATCATTATCCATTCCAGTAGGATAACTTGAAGTTCCACCAACAAACATACATACAAATGCTGCACTGTTTGTTGGAGTACCATTAACATCAATTTTAAATGATTCTTCCCATGCCTGATCATTGTATGACATTAAGTTCTGTAATGGAAAAAATTCAAATCCATTTAATGATAATAATTGAGATAGTGCAGTAAAGACCGAAATATTTGGGTCATCAAACATCTGTACAAGTGCTTCAGCGTTTATAATCGTATCACCAATTGGATTCATTGCTCTATCTACAAATGCAAATATATCAATTAAGTTTTTACCAGAAGGATTAAAAGGATATCCTTGAACATTCTTGACATTTGGATTACATAACCATTTATCATTGATATTTTTAAATGAATAGTATGTCTGTGTTACAATATCTTCATCACCTTTTCTTTTCTCATTGTCAGTATCGGCTTGTTTTAAATCGGTAGCCTTTGCATCAATTTGACTCAATAACGATGTAAAAAATTTCTTAAAATATATGTCGTTAATTGTTTTATTTGAAGAACTTGCATCGTTTAAACTTTTAATTGATTTATAACCCTTTTGTTCGGTGACTGGTTTAGTGAATGTTATTTCGCTAAAATTAATAATTTTTGAACCAGTAAGCATTGGCAATAATACGTTTGCAAAACTTTCTCCTGTGTTATCATCATTATTTGGATATAAAAGGGATTTATATGCAGCAGCTTTTGCTTTTATATATGCATCATCGCTGTTGTATTGTCCACGAGTACCTACTTTGTCCTGTACTTGAGTGTATGTTGACTGTAAAGCTGATCTAATTTTAAGATATTGATCATTAAATGTGTTAAATGCTGATTTAAATTCGGCTTTATCGTTAGCTGATAATACATTTTCAATATCTCCAATATCCGCAAATATAAAAAGTCCCGAACTTTCCAGATTCTTTCCAGAGCCGTTTGTGAAGAAATTTTTTAATTGGGTAGCTATTCCGTTAGTTTTTGCATCAATTAACGAACCCATGTATGCGGGTAGATATGATGGAACTTCAATTGCTGCAGGAATATTAAATAATAATCCATTTAAATTTTTTGGATATTTATTGAATGGACTTGCAGTATATCCAAAGTTTGATAATAATATTATTGCACCCAATGGTGTGCTTTGATTAATAATGTCGGCATAAATTTCATTATCATGTTTTGAAAGTACATCAATCCAAACAGTAGGTACGCTTGCAAATGAACTACTACTTAATCTGCTGGCATTTGATGCAATTGAGCCATTAAATCCATTGTTGCTTAAGAAATATGAATTACCAGTCACTGCCAGTTGGTCAATTGTATTAATTCTATTAAGATTTCTACCACTACTATTTATTGTAACTTTAGCATTTAAAACATCGTCAGCATTAAATACCTTAATTACCTCTGGTGTTACAAATCTTGTAATTAAACTCGTACCATTATATTTGGTCTGTACATCCAGTAGTTTTAATGTTGCGTCTGCTTCCATAGTGTCTTCAATGTACGGTACGTTTTCGGTTGTAAATTGAAACGAACTCTGTGGAATTGCATTGAAATTATTTTTAAAGAATCCTCTCCTTGTAGTTTCTTGAAATTTATCAATTGGGTCTTCTGAACCTTGTTGTGGGGTTCTAATATTTATTGTTTTACTTGGCGATAACACCATACCTTTATATTGAGTAAATTCTTTATCAACGTAAACGTTATCACTTGTAGTTATCGGTATAGATTCTTTTGTTGGTGTGCCTGTACTTGGATTTATTTCAGGAAAATCATAAAAGTCGCCATTAAGAGCAGTATTTTCAGATAAATATTTATAAAAAGCATCGGCAGTATTATGATCTTGTGCAAATTGTCTTAAATTTTGACCATATTTTGAATCAAATATTGATGCGGTTAGATTATATGCTTCTGCTTCAGCATATAAATTAGCATATGCAGCACTTATTTTGCCACCCTTATAAAAATTTGTTGGTAATGAGCTTTGTGTCAAAATATAAAACCTATTTAATACAATTTTAAGTACTTGATCTATTCTGTTGTCAGAACTTATATTAATTGGTTGACCGTTTACTCCACCACCAGTACTGGTGTCAACACCAATATATGGACTCTGTAAGTCTGTAGTTCCAAGTGTTGAATCAACTGGTGATATTGGTATCCATTTATTTACACCATTTTCATTTTGATTGGCTCTCATGTTGCTGAGTTCAGTATAGTTTTGTTGGCTATTAAAACTATCAATAAAATCTTCCACTAATGAAATTTCTGGAAAAGGACGTGGTAATTTTCTGCTTAATTCAATTGGTGCTATTCTTACCTGTCTATAACCACCAGCAACTGGCTGTTGATTTTTTATTATTAATGGAAATGCAAATATTTTATTATTGCTAACAGTAATACCATCACTACCGCTACCAGTATCTTTATAGCTACCATCATTAATTATTAATCTTTTATAATCATCAATATTATGATGCCTGTTTTCCGCTTCGTCAGATGTATCTTTTATTTTTTTAAAAAACTTATCGACATCATCTAATATAATTTTAAAAATATTATATATTGATGGTCTGAGTCCAAGATTATCAAGTATTTTCTGATTGATCTTAGTGTTAATTGATTTACTAAGAGTAACTTTTTGTTTTGTTAAATCTGCTTTATTTTTATATAGCTTATTATAATAATCAGTAACGTCAATTCCAACATATTTGGTCGTGCTACTGGTGCTTGCAGCATTATTTGCAATATTATAGTTATTATCAAATACCTGTGGGTCTGAAATATCTGTAGTTAATACACTAATTCCATTATCGCTGGCTTTTTGAATAAGACTTGCCTTGAATGCTAATAATTGGCTACCCAATTCATTTATTAATGCTGCATTGGTTGTAGGCAGTGCTGGACTAATGTTCTGACCAACGATATATGAAATAAATAATCTTTTATTTGTATTTGCTTGTACTCCGCTTACTGCATTAAACTGAATTGCACTATCATATCCCAATAAAGTGCTTATTGGTGTTATGATTGCCTTTGCGTTATCGGCAGTTGGTTGATTACCTTTAAAGTTATAGTATGGCAGTGATGCAATTTGTTGCGATGTTGATGGTACTGTTTGCTGTTGTGCTGGTGCTACATCTTTAATTAACATATATGGTTGAGACTGTGCATTTGATAATTGACTATTAAAGCTGTCCAGTACTGTTATTGCATTATTGTTGTTGGCAATTTTAACAATTACAGCATCATATTCTTTTGTTTCTGTAGAATTCTTAATATCATCTGAAATTGCAGTATATAAATTCTTCAATTTCATTATTAATTCATATGTGTTGGTTGGTGCGGTATGTGCATCAGGATTAAGCGATATTTGTGCTGGTGGCATAAGCGGAAAATTAATAACATACCTTAATAATACATCGGTGAGTGGTGCAAATGTTACTGCCACAAATTGTGCGTCAATTATGAAGTTACCGTTTTCTGCTTTAAATTCGGTTGTATATTTAACAAGGTGTAATTGATATGATAATGATTTGCCATAATATCCTTTTAATGTAAGATAAAAAATTGGCGGTGGAAAATCAAATAATATTCTATAAGGTGAGTTTGCACGATTAAAGAAAGCCAAACCTCTTATATCAACAAATTGAATATTGATTTGTGGTACAAATGAAGAATTGAGCACTACCTTGATACCACTCATACCAAAACCTTCATATTGAATATTATTACCATTACTACCATCATAATAATTTGTGGTAAAATTTAAGAAATTTGGATTTTTATTATTTTCATCACCTTCAGTTTGATTTATTCCCATGAAATTAACCCTTGTAGTGCTTTCTAAGCCAGTTGCTTGGATACCATATTTTGCACTACCTTCTGTTGTAACCAATACACTTCTGCCTTTTCTTACACCATACAACTCTGCGAAAATGAACATATCTTCATATTTAGGTATGCCATTGACAATTGTAGTATTGATGTTTACATCAAGTGGGTCAATAAGTTTCACATTACTCATTTTTCTGATTTTTAATATAAATACGGAGTTATAAAAAATCTACTATTGTATTTGCCGATTGAGTTATTCGGACTATTTATTATAAAGTATAATTTTATATATATGATATTCGCAATAATAGGTCAAAGTAGTGCAACAGTAGGTCATCAGTACGTTATCATGGGAATGATCGCAATCACTATCGCAATTCTTTCCACGACCATTATTACTGCAATGAAAGCACTCAAGAAAAAGGGTATTGAAATGAAACTCATGCAACAGCAACATATTGCAAAAATTGACATGATAAGAAAAGAACAATCAGACGTATTGGAAAAAATCAGACTGGAAATGTTAAAACGTGAAGAAGAAAGAACACGTCAATGGATGGAAAGCGAAAAAGAAGCGTTACATCTATTGAATGGTGTTTCTATTATTTTGGATTTGAGCGACAAACTTAGTAGAGTTGAGGGAGAAAAACTCATGAAAAAACTTGAAGAGCTTCAAACTCAAATTAAAAACATAACATCGAAAGACTAATTTTAATTAAAAATGACAAAAATTGAGAAGCTCAAGGAACTAAATGTGCAGCTTAGTACAATAGTAAAAGAATTGGAAATGCGCATTTTTATCGAAAACGTTGATGATGTTAGAGATAGGAAAAAGTTTGAAGAGAGTCCCAGAGTTCATGCTGAACTAAATCAACAACTATAACTATTTATATACAAAGATATTTAACATGAGTAAGATTTTACAAGCAGGGCAGACAGGATTTGGTATTTTGATCGAACATGATGCTGGATTTATTAGTGCTGATCTCAATCCACAATTTTTAACTGAAGCATTTGTAATTAAGCCAAATGAACCTGTATTAATAACATGTATATTACAGAAATGGGGTGTTAAAAACAAAAACGGCAGGATATATCCTAAAGCGGTTTTAGTACCACAGGTCAATTTATATCAAGATTTAATTAATACTAATAGTGCAGTTTCTGAAGCCGACCATCCCGACTGCGTCCAAGCATCTAATTCAGAGATACTTACAAAAGATGGTTGGAAATTAATTAAAAATATTTCAGAGGATGAAGAAATATTAACATTGAATAATTTAACTAACCAAATTGAAATTCAGAGAATTGAAAAGAAAATATATTTACCATATAAAGGTAAAATGTATAAATTTTCTGGTCAAAATATTGATATGACAGTCACTGCTAATCATAGATTTTTACTTGAAAATTCAAAGGGTGAAAGAAATTATTTTTTTGCTGAAGATATTTTTAATAATAAAAAAAATGTTTTTTCTTCTGGTCATTATAAGTTATTAAAAACAGGCGAATGGACGGGTCAATATAATGAATATTATACATTAAATGGTGTTAACAGAAATTCATTAAGTTTCAATATGAAACATGATTTAATTGAAAAATATACACAACCAATTGATGTTAAGTCTGAAGATTGGTTTGCATTTATGGGTATTTATTTAGCTGAAGGACATTGTGGTGGTACAAAGTCTAATCAATATAAATTGAAGGGATATGATGTTGTTATAACACAGAAAAATGAAGAAAAAAAGAAAATTATTGTAGAATTATTAAATAAATTACCGTTTAAATATTGGATTGATGAGCATGATAATGGAAAATGTCAATATCATATAGCTGATGCAAGATTATACAATTATTTATTTCCATTAGGACATTCACATAATAAATTTATTCCAGTTGAATTAAAACAAGCATCATCAGATTTATTGAAAATATTTTTTAATTGGTTTCAGATTGGTGATGGAAGATCAGTTAAATCAAAGTACGAAAATTGGTCAAATAAAGAATCGGTTTTTTCAACATCAAAACAATTGATTGACGATTTGCATGAAATTCTAATTAAAATTGATGGAAACGGTAACATTACTACTTATCAACCTAAAGATAGATATTTAGTTGATCATTCGGTATTGAAAAGAGAGGTTATTTTATCTGATGGAACAGTTGAATATATCAATGAAGATATAAAAGAAAAAAGATTAGTTAAGGCTGAAAATAGTCATCTTCAATATAATTTAAATATATCAAAACGAAAAAATATTTGGCTTGATAAAAGAAGTATAACAATAAATAAAATTGATTTTGATGAAGAAATTGCTTGTGTTAGGGTAGCCAATAGCAATTTCATGATTAGAGTAAATGGTAAATCACATTGGACTGGAAACTCTTCTATTATTTCTTTACAAAATCTCTCACATATGATAACAAAAATGTGGTGGGGAACTGGTGATAAAGAAAATGTTTTATATGGTCAATTAAAAATTATTGTAACTCGTGGATATATTAATTATGGCGTATGTTCAGTTATTGGTGATAAGATTGTTCTGTATCTTGAAAATAAAATAAGATTAGGTATTTCCAGCCGTGGAGTTGGTACACTTAAAGAAATTAATGGTGAAAATCTCGTACAAGGAGACTTCGAACTAATTGGTTTTGACTTAGTTGCATCACCAAGTACCCCGGGCGCATTTCTTATGCCAGAAAAACAAGGCGATAAATCTGTTGGCGAGAATTATGTGCAGAAAAACGGTATATATCTTAAGGAAGACGAACAAAAAATAGTAACTGCTGTTAATAAGTTCTTATTGTAATGGAATTTATAAGCGCATAAGATAGTTATAATTTTTCTTAAAAACAAGAAAATTAAGGTTGTTTTTATAAAAAAAAATGCTTTTTGGTAAAAATAACGTATTTATATAAAAATTATAGTATTAGTAAGGACATTTTTAATAACATGGAAAACGAAAAAAAATCGATAGTAAAGGAAGCGTTAGTTGATTTTAAAAATATTCAACAAGCTGCGGATGCTAATGCTAAGAAAAGATTGGCTGCAGAATTCCCAAAAGAATTCGGCAATATTTTGAAAGAAGAATTAAATAAAAATAAACCAGCGAAAGAATCCTATAAAAAACTGGATGAAGCTGAATCAAATAAAGAAACTGATATGAAAAATTTAACAAATGAGACCCCAAAGGTTGTTAAGGAAGCTGCAGGTAAAGGTTTACCATTTAATACAAAAGCAAAAGGTGTACAAAAAGTAGCAGAAGATGTAAAAATTACTGATACTGTAGGTAAAGGTGAACCTTTTGATGAAAAAGCAAAAGGCGTACAGAAAATTGCTGAAGAACGTGAAAAAGATTTCATGGGCGATGTAGAAGGCGAAACACCAAACCAAGGTAAAGGTGAAGCTGAAAAAGGTAAAATATTTAACGAAAAGCTCAAAGGTCCGACCTCTGGCAAACCAATTGCTAATACAAAAAAAGACGTATCAGAGAATTATGATTTAACAGAACTTGATATGAGTGGTGTAGGTACAGCATTAGAAGGTGCAGACAACATGGATGAAGTTCTTTCACTGGAACAAATTGAAGAAGAAATTAACGCTATGGAAACAGCAAATGAAGAACTTGCTGGCGGTGGAACACCATCAGTAGGAAGTCCATATGAAGGACTTGTTGAAATGCGTGATAAACTTGATGGTATGATTAAAGGCATGGGTAGCATGGGTGAGCAGAAAAACAACGGTGGCAAAGGTGCAAACGTAGTTATGGCTGGCGGTCCTAACCAAGCTAAAATTGATGAACTTGATGTTTATGAACAAAAAAATAATGGTGGACAAGGTGCTAACAAAGTAAATGCTGGCGGTCCTACCCAACCTATGATTGATGAAGTAGGTAGTGAAGACGAAATCACTCCTGAAATGATTGATCAAGTATTAGGTCAAAAAGAAGAAAAACCTGTTGAAGAAAGTCTTACACAGACATTAGGAAATATGAAGAAAGTTCCTTCAACTTCAATCCCGGGTGTTGATTACAAGAGCACAGGCGCAGTTAATAAAATGCGTTCAGGTTTACGTACAGAATCAGAGAAAAAGATTAGTGGTTTAATCGAAGTTAACAAAAAATTAGCTAAGAAATTAAACGAAACTAAAAAATATAAAGAATCCGTTACAGGATTAGTTGAAAGTTATAAGTCCGCACTTGACAAGTATCGCAGTCAGTTAAAAGAAATGGCAGTTTTCAATACCAATTTGGCACACGTCAATAATTTATTGGTTAACGAAGAGTTGGCATTAACGCAAGAGGACAAGATTAAGATCATCGACGAATTTAAAAAAGTCGATAGTATTGTTGCTTCACAGAAGGTGTATAAAAACTTCCTTACAGAAATGAAGGGTGGAAAGAAAACACTTACTGAAAGTATTGAGGATAAAGTATCAGCTTCTATACAGCCATCTTCAAAACAAAAACTTGATGAAGTAGTAGAAAAAACAGCCTATACCAATGATAAACATATCATGAGAATGAGAAAAATCATGGAAACTATAGAGCATAGAGGCAAAAAAATAATTTAAGAAAAAATTTAAAACCTTAATAAAATGGGATTTTTAATGGAAAGTGCGGAAGTTGGCAATATTGGATTAAAACAACTCCGTGAACAAAGAGAAATAACAACAAACCGTTGGGAAAAAATCGGTCTTCTTGAAGGTCTTGAAGGTAACGTAAAAGAGAATTGCGCACAGCTTTTCGAAAACCAGTTATCACACATGATCAACGAGTCTTCAGATTCAAGCAATAGCGGACAGTTCGAAACTGTTGCATTCCCTGTAATCCGTAGAGTATTTGCAAAATTACTTGCAAACGATATCGTGTCTGTACAAGCACTTAACTTACCTATTGGTAAATTGTACTATATTAACCCTAAAGCAAGCGTAAGAGTTGATCAATCACCTAATTTCAATCACACATCACCAGATGGTGCTTATGGAAACGCTGCTGAAAAAGCATTGAGCGCAAAAACTCAATTCGAAAGTCGTTCATTATACGATGCATTCTATGCAACTGAGTATGCTGAAGAAGGTACATCATTATTTGATCGCTCAAAAGGCGACATGATTGTTGTTACTGGTACAACTACTGCATCTGCATGGGTTGTTGGTGTTGATAAATATGTTACCTTAACACTTGCTGGTTTCAGTATCACAAATGAAGGTAAATTAATCGGTCCTGCTGGTGTTCCTATGGATACTGAATCTTTCCTTGCTGGTTTGAGAATAACCGCAAGTGTTAAATTAGTAGCTCCTGCACCTTATGCAACTGACGGTTCAATTACTGCTGGACAGGCTATTCCTTTCAACGTTAAAGTTCAAAAATACGGACAGGCAATCGTTGACAAAACTGGAAAAATCGTTCTTATAGCTGACGTACAATATGCTGGAACTAATGGTTACAGTGCATTAAGCGCAACAACTGTATCAACTGGTATCACTTTCACTGCAACTTACAGAGTATACAGTGACCTTGAAGAAGATTCAAGAATGGCTGAAGTAACTTTCGTACTTGACCAAGTAACAGTATCTGTAGAAACACGTAAAATGCGTGCTATGTGGACACCTGAACTTGCACAGGACGTTAGTGCATTCCACAACATTGACGCTGAAGCAGAGTTAACAGCTTTACTTTCAGAACAAATGGCTGCTGAAATTGACCGTGAAATTCTTCGTGACCTAAGACGTGGCGCAGCATGGACAGCAAGATGGGACTATAATGGTCTCCGTAAAGGAACTAACACTTACTACGGTGTTCAGAAAGACTGGAATCAAACATTGATCACAAAGATCAACCAGATTTCAGCACAGATTCACAAAGCAACCTTAAGAGGTGGCGCATCATGGGTAGTAGTATCCCCAGAAGTTAGTGCAGTATTCGATGACCTTGAATATTTCCACGTATCTAACGCTGCTCCAGAGCAGGATAAATACAACATGGGTATTGAGAAAATTGGTACTCTTAGTGGACGTTATCAGGTATATCGTGACCCATACGCACCAGCTAACACAGTATTAGTTGGACATAAAGGAACAAGTATCTTGGAAACAGGTTACATCTACGCTCCTTACGTACCAATGCAGTTAACCCCTGTAATGTATAACCCATTTGATTTCACACCAATCCGTGGTATCATGACACGTTATGCAAAGAAAATGGTACTTAACAGATACTATGGTAGAATCTTCTGCGATGGTCTTCAGACCTTCGGAATTGGTGACTTACAGTAATCAATAGATAAATAAAAAGAAAGGTGTCGATAGACACCTTTTTTTGTTTTTATAAAGTATTTATGGTTGTAACTATTATGGTGGAATGAAAAAGTTAATACTTCTTGTCATATTGTTCTTTGGATTTATTGTACTGAATGCGCAGTCGGTTGAAAAAAGCATGAAGTTTGAGGATTTTGGTACATGGGATAAAACAATATCGCCAGTAAACAAGATTAGCATATCTTCATACGTAGTAAAAAGAGTTCTGGTTTATGATGATCAAAAAAAAGCCAGTGATTCACCGAAATACAGATACGAGCTAATTGTGGTGAGTAATTCAATTTATAATAACAAACCAACGAAGACTTGGATATATGGCACAAGAGTATTCATTGATGACAAAGAAGCAACGATTTCACAATCACCAGATGGATTTACGGCAATAATTAATACAGAGCCAACAGTAATTTTTAGGTATGAAAGCAGCTTGGATACGATTAATATTAAAATCACTTGGAAAAGTTCTCAATATTTTAGGGGTAGGTAAATGGTTGAAAAATAAATGGTATAAAGAAAAAAAGAAAAACATGGGACTAAAACAAATTAGTGGAAGCACACAGGTAGTATTTACAGTAAAAACATTTATTGCATTTATAATTGCAATGTTATCATTTTTTTATGGTTTCTACCAACTTGTAGTAGTTCCGAGAATGAACACTACCGATGCAATGATTATAGAACAAAAAGAACAAAATAAGGCAACTGCTTCAGAACTTATTAAAATTAATACCTCAATTGGTACTTTAACAGGTACACTTCAAGTGCTTGTACAAGAAAAATCAACCGTTCAGGCAAGCACAAATACTGGTGGTTCATTTAGTAATAATTCCACAAGTAAAAATACTGACAATAGTAATACTCGTCCTAATACTGATAATAGCAATAGTGGCAGTGGCAGACATTTAAGTAACGGAAGTAATACTGCCAGTGTCTCACATTAATCTTCTTTTATTTCAATTGTCTTAAATACTCCAAAGACTTTTCTGAAATCATCATAAACTTTGATTCGTTCAGCCATTTTATCATATACTTTTGATATATGTTCATTGAGCGATTTTAAATCAATGTTCATTGCATCATGATCTTCACTGAAAATAACCCATTGTTTGGATTCGGCAGAAGTAAAAGCATAATCCTTAAATTTAACCTTATATTGACCATAAAATGAGATACTTTCATCCAATGGGTCGAAAGTCACGAGAATTCTCTCATCGGCTTTACCTTCAATATGAATTAACCATTCCATAATTTAAATATTAATAGTTACAAATTCTTATTTTTAATTTATATTGTTTTGCTAAATCAATCATATGACCTGTGCCTTTACTTGTACCATCCCAGAAAGCAATCAGTGCATCACCATACTCAGCCATTTGCTTATTCCTGATATAACCTGCTGATCTGCCTTTATTCCAGTCTGCAGGAAATCTGGTTGTTTTATACCCTCTTTCAATTGCGTATCTTTCACCCAGATGATCAGCACCCTTCGCTGCACCACTGACAATTTCGATATCCTGTTGATCTTTAAGAACTTTATCACAGAACTCCCGTAGTTTCTGGTAATCATCAAAATCTCTACCACCAGCTATTATTACTTTCATTATTTAGCAGGTATAATTTTTTCTTCAGGATAACACCTATCAAACCATTCTTTTACACTTTCATCAGGGTCGCCATTATCACTTAAATGAAAAGCATACCTCTTAATAATCGCTATTATTTCCTCTCTGGTATAAACTTTAAGCGGTATAATATCTGTACAGAATGAATTATCGTCTTCACCAATTACATAAGATTCTTTCGATTCAAACATTGCAGCCATATTTACATCAGAATTTCCAACAAGACCATCCAATATGCCTGATTTTTCCCAACGATTAATCGTTTCTTCTTTTACTTTGTGAAGTTGTTCTAAACCATTAACGGGTTTTTCGGTTGTTTTTTTAGTTTTCTTCATAACATCTTTTTTAATAAATAACTTAAAGAAAAATATTCTCCTTTTTCTTTAGCACAAATTTCATAATAAATCCGTTTATAGTAAAACATCTTTACTTTCATCTCATCAATTTTCTTCATCTATCCAAGTTCTATCATAAATTAATTCCAATTTTGCTCTGGTTATTGCCACATATTCCAAGTTTTTTTCCTGAATATACTGCCAACCCTTGACGTTTTGCATTGGTAGTAAGTCTGGGCGTATAATAAATACTCTGTCTGCTTCCAAACCTTTGATTTTATGTACTGTACTCAAAACAATACCCTGAATTTCGTCAGTAAATATGGTTTTAATACTTGCTTTAAGGTCTGTTATATTCGTACTGAGTCTGGCAAGGAATAACAATGTTCTGACTTTATCTTCAAGCGCACTGTAACCACTATGTTCATATGGATTAAGTATACCATCAGCTTTTAAGTCTCTCTTAAAACTATCGAGTTCTGCTTCCCAGAAACTAATAAGTTTTTCAATTGTTGTGATCTTACCAATTAACTCAATCAGATGTACACCAATATCCGAACCTTTAATTATTGCTTTTTTCTTCTGTGTTAAAAACTGAAAAAATAGTTTTACCAATGGCATAGTTGTTCTACAAAGAATAAAGTCACCACTACGTGCTTCACTGACAACACTACCGTCCCTTACAAGACCTTCTGGTGCATCTGGGAGTGCTTTGATGTCTGGAACGATCTTCTGTGCTTCTTTTATAACATTTTGTGAGCATCTGAACGATACAGAAAGTGGTAAAATCTTAGTATTAGGAAATTTTTCAAACCATTCAAAAGATTTTTCATCAGCAGCGTTAAATCCATAGATTCCCTGAAAGAAATCACCTACACTGATCAGTCTACCTGTGATTTTCTTACTAATTCTGTCTTTCTTCAAAATCTTTTCCACAATTTTTATCTGGCAACGATTTAAATCCTGAATTTCATCAACGAAAACATAATCCTGTGGGAAAAACCATATACCATTATCAATTGCTGGTAGATAAATTTCATCTGTGAAATCATATGTGTCCCTGTTGACTGACATCTCATCCAATACTTTAAGTACCCTCTTGATATCCTTTGGTTTTGTGAGGTTTATGTCATATCTGTCAGCAATGTACGGTATGTATTCAGCCTTATGGGTTAAGGTAAGTCTACAAAGATTGCTGAGTTTCTTAATATTGTTCAAATAATTATTAATTGCTTCCTCATCTTTAAGTTCTTCATCCAAATTCCAAGATTTTGCTTTTCTCTGAATTATTTTATCTGCTTTAAATTCATCGAATTGAATACTATCACCGTATTTTCTCTTAATTGCACCAGTACCAATGCCGTATGTGGTATAACAACGAATACCCTCATTTAATTTACTTTTAAGTTCTTCCTGAATATGCTTATTAAATGCTAAAAATATAATATTTTTATCTTTGGGCAATAAATTAACTGCTTCAACAATAGTGCTGGTTTTACCTGTCCCGGCATATGCCCTAATTAATATATTTTCATGTCTTTTTTTAATAAAAGTAAATATTCTTTCCTGTTCAGGAGTTGGTTTATGGTTCATTATTTATTTAATTTTTAAATTAAATTGATTATTATTAGGTTGTTTCATGTGTAAACATATTTCATTGAGCCAATTATTTCTATGCGCTGAATCATATGCTGAAGATGATTCCAAGTGAAAATCATTTCTTTTATTATATTTAATTGCCTCGTTTTTACAATTTTCATATGTCCAATAATATATTGGTTTTACAATTTCTATCATATGTGAGCAAATTTCATTAAGGCAATTATTTCTTCGTGCAGCATTATATGCACCACAAGATTTTTTTTGAAATTCACTTCTCGTATTATATTTTAAAGCCTCTTTCATAAGATTCTTGATACTCCATTTAAATATATTACCACCCAAACCGCCTCCCTTTATTTTATTTAATAAAAACCAATTATTCTTTCTATATTCATTAATAAAAAAAATTTCATTAATCGCAGCATCAGATTCATCAATGGGCGTATTGACCAACATTTTAAATGTTGGATTTAATTTAGTTTTTTTAATATAATTTAAAACTGCTGAATCTGCGGAATTGATTAATCCAAGATGTACTTTATTCCTTTTGTTCATATCATACGTTAATCCAACATAAACGTGATTATCAATGAATTCAAATGCATAAACATATCTTTTTTTATGTGTTTGATTTGTTACCATATGTGAGCATATTTCATTAAGCCAACCATTTTTTCGTGCAGCATTATATGCACTACTGGAATTTTCAATAAATTTACTTCTATTTTGATATTTTAATGCCTCAATATGACATCTATCCAACACCCAATAATTAGGTGGATTGATGACCTTTTTCATATGCTGACACAATTCATCAACCCAATTATTCTTAATCACCTTATTATAAGCAGTTGGTGATCTATGTTTAAATTCGTTTTTTGTGTTATACTTTAATGCTTCTTTACTACAAACATCTTTACTCCAATAATTTGCCGATTTTCTCATTTATTCATATTTTTCACAAAAATATTCTTTGCATTTATATGGTTTATCATTTTGAATTGTACATTTATTATTCTTAAAATAAGGGCATTGATCAGTCCAGATATAATTGCCAAATACAATAAATTCTTTAAATAATGATTTTTCATACTCACTTGTTAATCTTAAAAGCCAATGTTTTTTACAACATTTACCACAACCAATACAAATCATAATATTTCAATCCAATCATTATTGGTATTACCACCAGTTAATCTATATATTTTATTTTCGCTTTTGACAAGAACTTTCAATCCGTCTTCACGTAAATATATTTTTTCTCCTTCAAGTATGCCTGTGGTAGCCAAACTATCTCTTTCTTCAATAGTATCAACAGCTACATAATATGGTTTACCCAATATCATTTCAGTATCTCCATATGCTTTCATAGTGTTCCAAAGTAATTCTGCCATTTCATCACTAACTTGTCCAAGTACACGAATAGTAAGATCAATTTTTTCTGCAGTATCTTTATCAAAGTGATCACTTAATCGATCATATGTATTTTGTAGTACATATCTTGCTATTTCAATTGCAAAAAATTTATCTTCAGGTTTATCTTTATAACTTGATGGTAACCCAATGCAAGGTCTGCCTTGCTCATTTAATTTAATTTCGTATTCAATCCTATGCATAATAGATTCATTAAAGTATTTATAATAAACGACTACAAATATATATCTTTATGGCATTAATAACAACAGTTGATAAAAATAAATTATTCCTTCATGTAAAACATGAGTTGGGATTCCCACTGAGACCCTTTGAAATTGAGGATGAACAGATGGATTCATATCTTGAAATGGTCGTTGAAGACTATTCTTCACTTGTAAATAGCTGGTTAATTCAACAGCAATGGATTGGCTTGGAAGGTATGAACAAAGAAACTGGTGACTTTCTCAGTGCATTTACCAATAAGTCAAATCACTATATGGAAAGTTTTACCTATGGTTATTCACGACAGGTAGGTCTTGGTACAAATGCACCTGCTGCCCAAGGTTGGGAGCTTAAACGTGATTTTATCGTTACCGAAGCACATACACAACATTATATTATACCTGCTGGCAGGGAAGTTAATGAAGTATTATGGGAAACACCACCTGAGATTGATGGTGGACTTGCTGATCCGTTCGCACTGAATGCATGGTCACCCGGGATGATGGGCTGGTCATATCTTGGTCGTCCAGCGATGTATGTACAACCGACTTTTTCAACATTATTGGGTGCTCAAGATCGTAGGATGAAACAAAGAGTTTTGCAATCAATTTTAACCTATAGAATTACAGGTTTAGCTACTGGTGAAAAAGTCTTGCATTTATATCCCGTACCCGGTGATCGTCATGAAATAGCTGGTACATGGGGAAAACATTATGCTGGAAGAAAAGTTTGGTATTGGTATTACGATACAAATCCTGATCAACGTAATAAATGTTTGGAAGAAAATAATGATGTGGTAAGACTACCTTCCGATGCACCAACATCTGTGCTGGAATGGCAGAATTTAAATGATGTTGCTCGTCAGCAGATAAGAAATTTACTCATTGCCAAAGTTAAAATAGTTCTTGGTGGAGTTCGTGGCTTTTACACTGGTGAACTTGGTGTTGCTGAGAAGCAATTAACGATGGATTACAGACACTTGCTTGATGAAGGTAAAGAGTTAAAGGATGCTACAGAAAAGGTGATCTTAGATCAGCTTACATACCTTAGTCAAGAAAATCTTACAGATATTCGTGCAAGGGTAGCAGAAAACGTAAATAAAGAACGTGGATATCAACCACCAAAGTTCCCGATTATATCAATTTAATATGAAGAAGAAAAAGCAAATAGAAGATATTGAGAATGACAGAATGGGCATGTTTATGAATAATAGATCATTCAATCTTGATATTATGTATGGTAGGAATTTCTTAAAGACTGATAATGCACAAGAAGTCACTATATATAAAATTAATGTGATTGAATCCAAGGTACATTCATTATATGGTCAGGCAAAATCAAAAGATAAAAAGTACATGCCACCTGTCAGGATATCGGTTATGGTAAATGTTGAAGATGGCAAGCAGGAATTTTATGGTGGTAATCAAGGTGGTATTGCCCGTGACGATACAGGACCGATCAGTTTCGGAGTGTATCTTAAAGAACTGGAAGAAAAGAATTTGGAAATTGACAGAGGTGATATTATTGAATATAACATGAGTGGCGAAAAGAAAAGATATTATGAAGTTGAAAGTGCTAATAATGTTACAGATGAAACAAAGAAAACTATAGGTGGCTTTAAACCATACTGGAAACGTGTAACTGGTGTGCCAGTTAAGGAAGACGTTGTACCATTCCTTAGTGAAACCAAGGGCAATTAAAGAAAAATATGGAGTATTGTCAGTATTCTTCATATTTTTTAGTATTTATATAAAAATAACATTAAACAATTTAAAAAATACGGCTATGAAATTAAATCAAACAACTTACAGACTTTGGCTGAGAACTGGTATTAATGAGACTGGTTATGCTACAGATAATGATATTCTTGCAGCTATCGCAGCACTTGTATCAAATACAATCCCTGTAACTCCAAACCCAATTGATAAACAGGACTAAGAGTTAAAGAAGAAAAAATAATAAGATATGACATCAATAAATTTATTGATGTCATATCTTAATAATATTTAAAATTTATTAACATGGGACTATCATTTCCTCCAACAGTTACTGGAGCGACTGCTCATTCTATAACATTTGATTCAGCAGTTGTTACAGGTAAAGTAACAACCAGTGGTAGCACTACAGTTACTTCTCGTGGAACAACATGGAGTATTATTACTGGTGCAACACCAACTGGAAACAGTCATACTATTGATGGTGTTGGACTTGGCGATTTTACAAGCGCAATGAGTGGTTTACAACAAAACACCAATTATTATTATCGTGCATATGCAAGAAATAGTTGTGGAATTGGATATGGCGCAGAACATAGTTTATGTACCAATATTCATCCAACGTCTTCTGCAGAACTCAGGATATATGAAAGAACAGGTATTTTTGGTGGTACACCTACTCCAGATCAACAGCTTGCTATAATTCTTGCGGGTGTTCTGACAGAAAATCCAATTGATAAACAGGATTAAAAATAACTTTAAAATTAAAAATTATGGTTGGAGGTACACCTACAGTTACAGGTACAACAATAAGCTCAATTACAAGCACATCTGCAATTGGTGCTGGTGACGTTACAGCTAACGGAAGCGGTCTTTTGGCTCGTGGAGTTATTTGGAACGTGTTAAATGACGTTACAGGAAGAACAGGAAACGGTGATTCGTTTATTGCTGGAACTGGAATGACAGGAATATTTACAGTATCACTTACTGGATTAAAATCAAACACCAAATATTATGCTCGTGCATATGCACGTAATGGCAGTGGAACTGCTTACGGTGCTGAAACTAATTTTACGACTACTGCATCTGCAACATCTTCAGATGATCTTCGATTATTTGAAAGGACTGGCATTACTGGTGGTAGTCCTACTCCAGAAGAACAGCTTGCTACAATTCTGGCAGATATTATGGTTGAAAATCCGATAGATACACAAGATTAACGAAAATATAAAAGGGGGTCAATTTGACCCCCTTTTATTATTTAATCTTCAGTTTCCCCATCATTAGTTTCAATATCATCAAAAGTTTTAAACTCTTCAGTCGCTTCATTAAACATTTCATCATCAACCCAGATTGGTGTTTGCTCACCAACATAGGCATCTTGAACATTAAAATCAAAATACTCCATTGCCATTTCATATGTCATCTTATCTCTATCGATAAGAATTTTAATACATTTACTTATTGAGTAAACAAGACGGAATCCACCAGTTACTTTATCATAAGCAACACCGATTACCGCATCATCGAAGCCATCGGCTTTTAAAAGTTCCTCATCTGGATACCAGTCAATTATTTCATTTAGTTTGTTCATCTTTTTTTATTTTAAAATGTTTCACTTTAATCTTTTCAAGTTCATCTATTAGTTTTTTGTGTTGTTCTTTTGATTGTACTCCTAATTCGTCACCATAGTCTTTATATATATCCATAACAAATACAATAAATTCCTTTTCCTTTTCAGAAAGGTATGTGCCCTTTTTGATATAAAGCAACAATGCCATTGAAAGGACAAGAACTGCTGATGCCAGTAATGTCAATAATATATATAGTATGATCATTCAATTATTTTAACTTTCTTTCTCTCACGAGCGCAATATGTGCTTCTCCTATAACTTTAAGCCAAGGAAATTTAGTGCCATTTTCACGAAAATCGTTCATGTAACTTTGTATTTTTGCAAAGAATCGTTCTTCCTGTGACTGTCCGTTATAAACCAAACCACGTTCTTTCCATGTGTCGCCATAACGTATTCCGTCATCAGTCAATTGCATTTCAACATCCTGATTGGTTTCCCAAAGTTCATCAATTAAATTAACATCTTTTAATCTTTCATCCATAATTTTATTATTTATTTTAACCAAATTTTTCCAACATGTACATTGTCCGCTTGCATGTAAGCAATACGGACAATAACCACCAGTATGAAAATCGTAATTACTCATTCACTTTCTTTTTAGTTTTATCTAAATCGATATCTTCCCAGAGTTTTGCAAACCTGTATGCTGAATCACATTCTTTCAATGTTTTAAGTTGATCACATACTCTCAATAAAGTATCAAGATGACTATGAAGACTTGCATGGTCAAAATAAGAATTTCTGACTTTTTTATTGAAATCTTCAAGAGCTTTATCACGTCTTTGGGTAAAATATTCGATTGCTGTTTCCATATCGAATTTGATATTTTTTATTGCAGTTTCTTCTGCTTCTCTCATCTGATTGATTTCGCTTTCAATCTCTTCGTTACTAAGTTTTTCTTCCATAGTTTTATTTGTTTTTATTATTATACTTATATACTCTCACTGCTATCATTGCATCGTTACAGAGTTTAATTCCTTCATTTTACTTAAATATTGCATCAATCAGGCTGTCAACCTTTAATCTGTTTTCAATTTGAACACCAGATTTAAGTAAGTCCACCAAATCCCCAATTGTTTCATCACGTTTTTCTTCGCCAATCTTAATGGCAAGCATTAAATCACTATCATTTTCCATCTTCGGGTTTTATTTAATATATTTATAATTTTCAAATTTCTTATTCTTTGATCGTAATCTCCATAATATGGTTGATATTGAAATTCCCAATTTTTTATATGCATCACCAAGTGAAAAATATTCGATGTTATTAATACTGAACCTAATATTTTGTGTTCCACTATATTTACCTTTTCGCTGTTTTGATAATTCGTTTTTTGTTTCAATTGTATGATGTTTATTAAAAAACGAATTATTTTCTCCACTAAATGGTCTACAAGATTTACAATATATTGCATTATTCGATATTCTTTTACCACAATTACAGTAATTATATGTTTTACCATCTTTCCAATTGGGATTATTTTCCATTGGTCTTGAATATTTATCTTTCCTTTCAACATCATTCATGTTTTTTATGGTGGCATGAAGCGTTTTTTTCATTTTAGCAATAATTTCATTCTTTTTGGGATTATTACTTAAATTATCTCCACCGCTTGCGATTTTTCCGATATTATATTTTGGTTTCAAATTTAAGTATTTTTGTTCCAAAATCAATAAATCATTAATATCACATTCTTCAATAATTTCAAAAACAAAATTTTTTTCACCATATTTATTCCATGCTCTTTGTAATTTAATATTTTCGTGTTTATTATTTCTTAATCCACATCTATGTCTATCCCATCTTCTTGTAATATTTTTTGCTGACCCTATATAGCAGTTTTTATTAATTATGTTTTTTATTCTATAAATTCCACTTATCATCGCCATTTTAATAATAAATACTCACATAATTAAAAATTAAATGATAGTCCATAATTTATTTCTTTAGTCCAGTAAATAATTCATATTTTATTGAAGGATGTGACTGGTAATTAATTAATTCGAAATCATTTATGTTTAATTCAAGAATATCATCAAGATTATTTAATTCTTTATTAATTTTTAATTCTGGTAATTTATATGGAACTCTTTTTAATTGTTCTTTAACCTCTTCTATATGATTTACATATATGTGTGTATCACCACCAATCCAAGTAGCGATACCTTCTTCCATATTACATGTTTTTGCAAATATTTTTAAAAGACAGCTCATTGAAGCTAAATTAAATGGAGCACCACATGCGCTATCTACACTTCTTTGGTACATGTTCAAATCAAGATAAAATTTCGGTACATTTTGTTCATCCAATGCATCACTTTCAGTTTTACCATTTCCCCATGTTAATAAGAACATAATACCTTTGATTCGTTCAGTCCATATTGCACGTCTCTCTTCAATGCTCATTGGTCTTACAATAAATTGGTACATCAAATGACATGGTGGTAAAGCCATGTGTTTCTGATCAGCTTTATTCCAAGCATTAATTATATGATACCTGCTGAAAGGATTGGTCTGTAGACCTTCGAGACATTCTTTAACCTGATCAACACCATTCTGATGTCGCCATTGATACCCATAAACTTTACCCAGATCACCCAACATATATATTGGCATTACTGAACCAAGTAATTCTTCAGGTATTCCTTTTGAGCCTCTTAAGAAGATATATAAATTACCCTCTTTTATTGTTTCAACAAATTCTTCAATGGTAAATCTTTTTTCTTCGACAATACCCATTTTATCACAATATTTTAAATACCAGCCATAAGCGTCTTTATTCCAAATATTTACGTTATTATCAACCAAGTATTTAATATTAGTATCACCCCTGAGAATCCACAGTAGTTCATGAACCATGCCCTTCCAGTACATCTTTTTAGTTGTAAGAAGAGGATAGCCATCTTGTAAATTCATTTGTATCACTGCATGTGATATGCCAATCGTATTAGGCATATTGGCTCTGCCACTTTCCTTCTCAACACCATTGTCAATGATGTTCTGAAGTAAATCCAAATACTGTTTCATTTTTAATTAAAAATACTATCTCTTATTATTTATTGCTTCAATCTCACGATTGATGCGTGCGATATCCGCAGTTAAAAGCGGAATCATGGTAGATGTTGTCTTGCCGTTGATTTTTTCAGGTTTAGTACCTCTCAGGAGTTGTGCTTCAAGCATTTTTTTAGCAGCTTCCCTTCTCATTTTGTTTCCAGTTGTGCCCTTCATAGTTAAAATTGTTTTTAAAATATTGCACTAAATGCAATAATATATTTTGGTTTTATTGTATTGTAAATATCTTCAATAAAAACATCATCGGGTTTTATTTCGATTGTATTAATGTCCGAAAGAAAAAATGCATCACCTTGTACGTGAATTACTACACCATCTTTTGATAAATAAGAAGGTATCATGTCTGAATTTGTATATAGACTTCCTTTAATTAATATATTTCCCGTCATTTTTGTAGTTTATTTATTTGATATTCAGTAAATTCGTGCATGAATTCACATTCAAGACCTAATGAACTAATACCGTTGAACTTACCAAAATCATATGCTTCCACAGCAGGACGTACTTCTTTACAGATGTTCAGTACTTCTTCATCACTGAGATCAATCTTTTTAATAATCAA